GGGTGGAGGGGAGGACAGCGCCGCCGTCCACCCCTCCACCCTGGCCGCTTTCGTCCGGGAGAAGCTGCGGGACGGTGAAGAACTCCCCCTGGACCTGTTCGGTGTCCACCGCCAACGCGTGGCCAAGATCGAGGTCTGACAACGATTCCCCAACCCTGGGTATGGGTGACGGCGGGACAGACCGCAACGGCTATTCGACCGGGGGCCGCTAAACATCCCGCTCATTTCAACAGGAGTATTCCAAATGGCTACCAGCAAGAAAACCGAAACCAGCACCGAAGTCGCAGTGGCGAACCACATATGCGCCATGGCGGAGTATGGCGCATATGCCGACTACGCCGGTGCGGGCTTCGAGAACCAGACCAGCGATGACTACAGCATCCCGTTCCTCCAGATTCTGCAGGCCCTCAGCCCGCAGCTCCAGGAGAACGAAAGCCTGCGTCAAGGCATGATCCTCAACACCGTCACGGGCGAAATCTTCGAGGGCAAGGTGGGCATCGCCTTCGTCCCCGCAACGACCCAGCACGTGTACGTGGAGTGGAAGCCCCGCGATGCGGGCGGTGGCTTCGTGGGCATTCACGAGCCGTCCAGCGATCTGGTCCGTCACTGCGTGGCCAACCAAGCCTTCGGTGACTACAAGACCCCGGACGGCAACGAGCTGATTGAGACGTTCTATGTGTATGGTGTCGCCATCGACGCCGATGAGAACGTGTCGCAAGCCGTCCTGGCCTTCTCCTCCTCGAAGATCAAGAAGTACAAGGGCTGGATGACGAAGGCCAAGACCATCCAGCTGCCGCTGCCGGATGGCCGCCGCATCCCGGCTCCGCTGTTCGCGCACAAGTACCGCCTCAAGACCGTCTCGGAGAAGAACAACAAGGGCCAGTTCTTCAACTGGGACATCTCCTTTGACGGCTCCAACGCCCTCGAAGCCCGCCTGCTCCCGGCTGACCCGCTGTTCCAGTCCGCCGTTGCGATCAAGACCCTGATCGAGGGTGGCAAGGCCCGCGCCGCCTATGAGTCTCAGGCTCCCGGCTCCGCTGATGAAGGTGCGCAGGGTGCCGCTGGCGGCAAGCCCGTGTTCTGACCTCTCCCTGAAGGGCAGTTGCCCCGGGCTTCTCCTCCCTGGCCCGGGTTTTTGAGGGGGCCTTTGCGCCCCCTCTTTTTGTATCAGAAACGGAGAACCAAAAATGAACGAAAGCACCAATTGGAGCCCTCAGCAACAGACCGCCTTGGACCGGGTTGGGCGTTGGCTGAAGGCGAAGGACAAGCCCGTGTTTCAGCTGGCGGGCTTCGCCGGAACCGGCAAGACCACCCTGGCGAAGCACCTGGCCGCAACCGTGAACGGCCCCGTGTACTTCGCCGCCTACACCGGGAAGGCCGCACACGTCCTCACGAAGTCCGGAGCGACCAACGTGAGCACGATCCACAAGCTCATCTACACGCCCAAGGACAAGTCCCAGCAGCGCCTGAAGGACCTCGAAGCGGAGCGGGCGAAGCTGCTCACCCACAAGCCTGTCCCGACCACGATGCTGGAGAAGGTCGAAGCCGCGATTCAGGCGGAGAAGATAAATCTGGCCCGCCCGATGTTCCAGCTCAACAGCGAAAGCCCCTTGTTGGGCGCAGCCCTCCTGGTGGTGGATGAGTATTCGATGATTGACACGCAGATGGGGGAGGACCTGCTCAGCTTCGGTTGCCCGATCCTTGCGTTGGGCGATCCGGGACAGCTCCCGCCCGTCCAGGGCACGTCCTTCTTCAGCGACAAGCCCGACATCCTCCTCACGGAGATTCACCGCCAGGCCCGCGACAACCCCATCATCTGGATGTCGCAGGAGGTCCGCGAAGGCCGCGTGCTCCGCCCCGGTTCCTACGGCAGCAGCCGCGTGGTGCCCTACCAGCAGCTGCCGCGCGATGAACTCCGGTCTGTAGTCCTATCCACGGACCAGCTCCTGGTTGGCAGGAACGCCACGCGCATCACCTCCAACAGCCGCGCCCGGGAACTCCTCGGGCGGACAAACGCCCTGCCCCAGGCCGGTGACAAGCTGGTCTGCCTCCGGAACAACCACGAGGTTGGGCTGCTCAACGGCCAACTCTGGAAGGCCCGGGCTGATTCCATCTTTGACGGGGACTATGTCCTGCTGGACATCGAAAGCGAAGAAGGGACCAAGGTTGACGTCAGCGCCCATCCCCACTACTTTCACGGCAACAAGCCGGAGTATTGGGAACGCAAGGACGCGGAGGAGTTTGATTATGGGTATGCCCTCACCGTCCACAAGTCCCAGGGCTCCCAGTGGAACAACGTCCTGCTGTTCGATGAGTGGTATGGGAAGGACCGCCGGCAGTGGTTGTACACCGCGATCACCCGCGCCGCCGAACGCATCGACGTGGTGATGATGTAGCCCAACACCCAGGAGTCCAGATATGATTACTACCCCTTTTCAGCAACTCAACCTTCAGGAGAAAACCAAGATGAATGGTCCACAAGTGCCATATTCCCAAGAACTTCACGCACAGAAGTACCGTGGTGAGGGCGAGTCCTTCCGCGAAGCGATGAACCGGATTGCCGCCGCCCTGAAGGACGATGACCGCCACTTCGCGGACTTCCGGGACGCCCTTCTGGGCATGCGCTTCCTCCCGGCGGGCCGCATCCAATCCGCGATGGGCTCCACCCGTCAAGTGACCCCGTACAACTGCTATGTCAGTGGCAAGATCAATGACAGCTTTGTGGACGGGGACGGCTCCATCATGGAACGCGCCGCCGAAGCCGCCGCCACGATGCGTATGGGCGGAGGGATTGGCTATGACTTCAGCACGCTCCGTCCGCGTGGCGATCTGATCCGCAAGCTCCAGTCCCACTCCTCCGGCCCGGTCAGCTTCATGCACATCTTCGACGCGATCTGCAAGTGCGTGGCCTCCTCCGGCCACCGCCGGGGAGCGCAGATGGGGGTCCTGCGCGTGGATCACCCGGACATCGAGGAGTTCATTCACGCGAAGCAACCGGCCCGGGACGTTCAGCCCCTCTGGGATATGGTGGCCGCGCTGCCGGACGGCCCGGAGAAGCAACAACTGATCTTCTCCCTGCAGAATACCCTGCGCCTGACCGGCTTCAACGTCTCCGTGGCGATCACCGATGAGTTCATGGAAGCCGTTGCCGCTGGCAAGCCCTTCCCGCTGCGCTTCGAGGGCCGCGTGTACCGTGAAGTGGACGCCCGCGCCCTGTGGGAGTCGATCATGCGCGGAACCTGGGATTGGGCGGAACCCGGGGTGCTGTTCATCGACGCGATCAACCGCATGAACAATTTGTGGTACTGCGAGACGATTGCCGCCACGAACCCCTGCGGTGAGCAACCCCTCCCGCCCTACGGTGCCTGCCTCCTGGGCTCCTTCAACCTGGTCCGCTACATCGTCCGGGACGGCTCCGGCAAGTTCGCCTTCGACTGGGACCAGTACAAGGAGGACATCCCCACCGTGGTTCGCGCCATGGACAACGTGGTTGACCGCGCCATCTATCCGCTCCCGCAGCAGAAGAAGGAAGCCCACGACAAGCGCCGCATGGGCCTGGGCATTACCGGCCTGGCCAACGCGGGCGAGGCCCTGGGCTTCCTGTACGGTTCCCCGGACTTCCTCCGCTTCGAGGCCCAAGTGCTCGACACTCTGCGTGACGAAACCTACCTGGCCAGCGCACACATCGCCCGTGACAAGGGCTCCTTCCCTATGTTCGACCGGGAGAAGTACCTGCAGGGTGAGTTCGTCAAGACCCTGCGTGAGGACGTTCGGGACGCTATCGCCCGCCACGGCATCCGCAACTCTCACCTGACCTCCATCGCCCCGACCGGCACCATCAGCCTCTGCGCTGACAACGTCTCCTCCGGCATTGAGCCTGTGTTCGCCTACAGCTTCGACCGTACCGTGGTGGAGTTCACCGGCCCCCGCGTGGAGACGGTTCACGACTACGGTGCCCGCGCCTTCGGGGTGAAGGGCAAGACCTGCGACCGCGTTACCGTCCAGGAGCACGTTGCCGCCCTGACGACCGCCGCCCAGCGTGTGGACAGCGCCGTCAGCAAGACCTGCAACGTGCCCTCGGACATCTCCTGGGAGGACTTCAAGAACGTGTACGTGAGCGCCTGGGAGGGCGGAGCGAAGGGCTGCACGACCTTCCGCTTGGGCGGGAAGCGCAGCGGCATTCTTGTCGCCAAGGACGAAGGGGAGACGGGTGACGCCGGAGAAGCCCAGACGGAGGAACCGGCCAGCCAGTGTCGCATCGACCCGGCCACCGGACGCCGTGAGTGTGAGTAAGTGAAGATTGGGCGGACAACTAGGGGTTTTCCCTACCCCAACAAAAAAGTTGTCCGCCCACTTTACTTTTTCGCATGAATGGCACTATACTTCTTCTCACGGTCGAACAACGAACCGCAACCCTCAGAAATGGAGCTCATCATGAACACGATCACTTTCAACAACGTCAGCTACACCGAAGCCATCCTGAACAGCCTGTCCGGCCCCGCGCTGGTTGCCTTGTTCAACGCTGTCTCCGAAGCCCTGAAAACCGGCAAGCCGGTGACCCGCTTCGCTGACAAGAAGTCCGCCGTCAGCCGTACCTGGAAGCTGCTCGGTCAGCTCCCGGTCGAAGCCCCCGCAGCGGAAGTTGTTGAAGTAGTCGCAGAAGTGGTGACCGCTCCCAGCGTCCTCTCCAGCTGGGTGAATGGCCTGGTGGCTTCCTCGAAGAAGGAAACCCCTGTGAAAAAGAACGCCAAGCCCCGTGGCACCAACCTGACCCCTCCCGGCTTCGAGCCGATTGCCTGCCGCGAAGGTTCCAAGCAAGCCCTCCTCCTGGACATGCTGTCCCGCAAGAACGGCTCCACCATGGCCGAACTGATTGATGCCTTGTCCGGCGGCAACAAGCCTTGGACTGAGGCCACCGTCCGCTCCGGCTTCGGTTGGGACATGAAGCTCAAGGGCTACGGTGTTCACTCCTCCTTCGACGCGGACGGCACGGAGCGATTCCACATCGTCCTTCCGGAGTGCGCCAAGGGCATCCCCGCCCACACCCCGCTGAAGGGCAAGGCGAAGGCGGACGCCCGCCAAGCCAAGCTGGCCGTCTGACAACAACACGCCCCGGGAAGCCGGGGCCTACACTGAGACTTGTACAATGAGCCGAAACTACCCCCGCCTGGACATCGAGTCCTTTGGGCGACACCTGATCACCTCTGGGGACCTTGACCCGATCTACACCGCCCTAGTCCGGGCGGAGAAGGCCGGTGACTACTCCATCCCCCAACTCTGCCGCTGGATGGTCGCATACTGGTGTTACTACAACGCCGCCGTTGCGTCCTTCCTCAGTGAGAAGGAGGGCAATGACTTCTGGCACTGGATGATGGTCGCAGCAGAAAACGCGGAGGAAACCCCCGTGGGAGGACGCTGGCCACGCGGACATGAGCGCCGCCACTTCCGCGCAGCGATTGCGGTCAACGCTGTATCGTCCCTCCAGAAGCGGTACGCGGAGCGCCCGGAGAACTTCGTGCTATACGTGGGAGCCCGCGCAACGGAGGAGGAGCGCCTGCCCTTCCGGACCGTCTCGAACCGCGCCCAGGAGCACAACGGCTTCGGACCGTGGATTGGCTTCAAGATTGCGGACATGATGGACCGCGTGATGGAGGTCCCGGTTGACTTCGACAACGCCGCCGTGTTCATGTTCAAGGACCCGGAGAAGGCCGCGATGATGCTGTGGCAGCTCCGGGAGGGCCACAAGTACCCGGAGAACGCGAAGCCCAAGCGGGAGGTCATCCTGAACGGGGTGGCGCAGTACCTGATTGGGCACTTCGCGGACCTCGAAGCCCCGCCCCTGTCCGACCGTCCGGTGAACATCCAGGAGGTGGAGACGGTCCTGTGCAAGTGGAAATCCCACATGAATGGACACTACCCCCTCTGGAACGACACCCGGGAGATCAACACCGGACTCGAACCCTGGGCCGCTTCGTGCCCCGCCGCCCGCGCCTTCCTCCACCACATGCCCAAGGAGCAATCATGATAGTCAACAACACCCCGCTCGAAGTCCACAACCTCCGGGGCGTCCCCGTCATCGTCAAGCGTGAGGACCTTTGCGCCCCGCTGCCGGGTCCGTCCTTCAGCAAGATACGGGGCGTGGTGGCCCACATCAAGAACCGCCCTGAACAAGTCATCGGGGTCCTGGACACCTATCACTCGAAGGCCGGACACGCGGTGGCCTACGTCTGCAACCAACTCGGACGCAAGTGCGTGGACTTCTGGCCCCGCTACAAGAAGGACGGGAACGCGGACGCCCCGCGCATCCAGCAGCAACGTGCCCGCCAACTGGGGGCGGACCTGGTGGACCTTCCGGCGGGCCGCTCCGCCGTGCTGTACCACGGAGCGCGCAAGCGGCTGATGGACGGCTATGCGAACGGGTACTTGATGCCCAACGCCCTGAAGCTGCCGGAGTCGATCACGGAGAACGCTGCGGAAGCCCTGCGCACCGCTCCGGACCTCCCGGGCGAAGGCACCCTGATTCTGTCCATCAGCTCCGGGACGGTTGCCGCCGGGGTCCTCCTGGGCTTCAAGCAGGCCGGTATCCTGGACGGGTATGACGTCATTCTGAACATGGGCTACAGCCGCAGTCAGGACTCCACCCGCGCCTACATCGAACGTGCCGCCGGGATTCAGCTGACGGAGCGTGTCCGCTTCGTGGATGAGGGCTACAACTACGCGGACGCCGCGCCCAGCAGCGTCTCCGTTCCGTTCCCGTGCAACCCCTACTATGACCAGAAGGCGTGGAACTGGCTCCAGAAGCCGGAGAACCTCGAACCGCTGGCGGGCAAGCCCATCGTGTTCTGGAACATCGGAGACTGAGCCATGGGCTATCCGAAGGGACGCCAGCGCACGGAGGAGCAGAAGCGTGCGCACTCGGAGCGGATGAAGGGCCGGGTGTTCACGGAGGAGCACCGCCGGAAGATGTCAGAAGCCGCGAAGGCCCGGTGGGACCGCGCCCGGGGCATCGAACCTCCGGAAAACACTTGTTCCAACTAGACTTCTTCACACCACCCCTCTATACTTTTTCAGCTACTTCAGGAGAATCGAAATGCAAAGTGAACACGACCACAACCAGTGGCTCGAACAGACAACCGGAGAAGAAGCCCAGGAGGCTTACAAGTTCTTCATGCGCCCGGACCCGAACCAACGGGAGTTCCTGGGCCCAATCGAGGAGGAGGATGACCCGCTGACCGGCATGCGTGCGAAGTTCCGCATGGCGAAGGTGGGCATGGTCCGCAACGCCCCCGATGAGTCCAAGAAGGAGGTGAAGGTGTACCTGGGCTTCAATGACAAGACCTACGTGCCCCATATCCGCATCCCGAACGCGAAGCCGCTGCAGGGTTGGTACCAGGACAAGCACAACGACAAGCAGGGGAGCCGTCCGCGTCCTTGCTTCACGGAAGCCGTCCTGACGGAGCCATATGGGGGCTACTGCACCGTGGGTTGTGCCTTCTGCTACGTCAACAGCGGGTTCCGGGGTTATCGGGGCTCTGGCCTCATCAGCGTGCCGATGAACTACGGTGACCAGGTCCGCGCCCAGCTGTCCAAGGTCCATACTTCCGCCGCCGGTTACTTCTCCAGCTTCACGGACCCGTTCCTGCCGATTGAGGAGGTGTACCACAACACGCAACGCGGGGCGGAGGAGTTCGACCGCGTGGGCCTTCCCGTGTTCTTCCTCTCCCGCCTTCACTACCCTGATTGGGCCTTCGACCTCCTGAAGCGCAACCGCTACAGCTATGCCCAGAAGTCCCTCAACACGGGCAACGATGCGGATTGGCACAAGCTGTCCCCCGGGGCTATCTCCCTTCAAGCCCACCTGGACGAAATCCGGGAGCTGCGCCGCCACGGCATCTACACCTCCATTCAGGTGAACCCGGTGGTGCCCGGGATTACCCCGCACGAGGACATCCGCCGCTTGTTTGAGCGCCTGGCCGAAGTCGGCAACAACCACGTCATCGTCAAGTTCGTGGAAGCCGGGTACAGCTGGGCACCCGCGATGGTGGAGCGCCTTCACAAGCGGTTCGGAGCGGAGCGGGCCGGGAAGTTCCAGGCCCTGTTCACGGAGAACCAGGCCGGAGCCCAGCGCACAATCGTCCAATCTTACCGCATCGAAGCCCACACACTGTACCAGAAGTGGGCCACCGAACTCGGGATGACCTACGCCACGTGCTATGAGTACGCGAAGGGCGAAGGCGGTGGTGGTTGGCAGAGTGTGGGCCGTCAATTCACGACCGCTGACCAGTGCCACGGCCAGAAGGTCCCGATGTTCACGCGCAAGGACTTGTCCGACAACTTCGAGGAGGTGGGAGCCTGCCCGCCGTCCGGTTGTCTGTACTGCGCCCCGGAGGATGCGAAGCCGGAAGACAAGCTGAAAGGCCGTTGTGGTTCGGAAGTGTTCGGAGCCGCCCGCGCCCTTCGCGCCCCTGACTTCAAGTACGTGGCGGGACCCGATGAGGAACAGCCCGACCGTATCAAGAAGAAGCTGCAAGCCATCAAGGTGGTGGTCCAGCAATAACCCCCGGGCGGGGCTCCGGCTCCGCCCACCCTCAACTGAAATGGAGAATCAAGATGAAGTACATCAACGTGCGGGGCTGTAACGGCTCCGGCAAGACTACCCTGCTGCGCAGCCTCGCAACCGATTCGCTGTGCCGCGTCTCGAACGCGAACATGGGCGACCTTCACAAGCCCATCCCCGTCACCTACTGCCCGGGCGGCATCGCCATCATCGGTGACTACACGCCCGCCGCCGCCGGTTCTACCACCGCTGGCCTGGACCGTATCAAGACCCAAGCCGCCGCCAAGGCCGTCATCGAGTTCGTGGGCAAGGACCCGGGGGTGAAGGCCGTCCTGTTCGAGGGCGTGGTGGTCAGCACCATCTACGGTCCGTGGCAGGAGTGGTCGAAGGCGAACGGCGGGATGATCTGGGCCTTCCTGGACACCCCGCTCCAGACCTGCCTGGAGCGCATCCAGGTTCGCAACGGCGGGAAGCCGATCAAGGAGGACCAGGTGGCCGACAAGCACCGCACCATCGCCCGGGTCCGCGACAAGGCCCTGGCCGACAAGGAAACCGTGCTGGACCTGCCCTGGCAGGACGCCCGCGCCGCCCTCCTGGCCGTCATCTGAGGAACCCAGACATGAGCACCCCGCGTCTCAACGACATCGCCGCCTTCATGAAGGCCCGGCACGACATCTACCTGGACCGCAAGGCCGGGAAGCCCGGACCCTGGACCACTGACCCGGTCCTCCGTGATGGGCGGTTCTGCAACATCTTCCGCGAACTGGACACGGTCACGATCTGGGTTGACCAGAACATCCGGAAGCCCTACGCGGGCCACGAACATCTTTGGCTGATGCTGGCGCTGGCCCGCTACATCAACTGGCCCGATACCCTGGCCACGCTCATCGAAGCGCCCGGGGCCTGGCCCAGCCATGAGGACTTCGCGCCGGAGAACGTCACGGAGGTTCTTGCCGCCAAGGCTTCCTTCGGGGACAAGGTGTACACCGGGGCGTACATGATCCGGGCGGAGTCCGACACCGCCAAGGAGTGGTACAGCTGGAGCAAGCACCGCTACATCGCGGAAATCGTGATTGGGCGTCTGTGGGAGGACCGCGCCGCATTCGTGGAAGTCCTCGAAGGCAAGCGCCAAGCCTCCCTGGAGCAGGTCTGGAAGTTGTTTCAGGAGCCCCGCTACATCGGTTGGGGGCCGTTCATGGCCTATGAAGTGGTGACGGACCTCCGCCACACCCGCTACCTTCGTCACGCCCCGGACATCTATTCATGGGCCAACGCCGGTCCCGGAGCGATCCGGGGACTGAATCGCCTGTATGGGCGGAACCTCGAAGCGAAGCCCCGCCCGGAGCAGACCAACCGTGAAATGTACGATTTGAGGCTTGACCTCTGTGTGGTGGACGATCCGGGATTCATGCAGACTTTTGGCCCGTTGGGTCCCCGCTTCGAGATGATGGACGTGGAGCACTCCCTGTGTGAGTTCGACAAGTATGAACGGGTGCGCCTGGGCGAAGGGAAGATGCGCACGAAGTATGACTGGCGCAAGGCAACAACCATCTGAGAAACGGAGAACGAAATGGCAACTGTTCGCATCAACACTTACATGAAGGAGACGGTGGTGCGCCGTCTCATGAATCACGCCTTCGAGGAGCGGAAGAAGGCCCTGCAGGCTGAGTGGTACGCCCTCGGGGACGCCGTGTACAAGGACCTGTACCCGGAGGAAGTCCTGACCAAGATGAAGGCGATGCCCGCCGGGTTCCTTCCGATGGACGATGACGTGCGCGTGTCCTTCGGGGGAGACTTCACCCGCGTGTACTTCGGGGAGAACCGCCTGCTGTCCTATGGGCACCGCTCGAACGCCGCCCGTGTGTATGACAGCAAGCACCCCCTGTCCGTCCGTCATGACGCCTACCGCAAGGCCAATGACCAGCTGACGGAGGAGGAGCGCAAGGCGGAGTCCTCCACCAAGGCGATCCTGGACAGCGTCACCACGCTCAAGAAGCTGATTGAGACCTGGCCGGAGGTGGAGCCCTTCGTTGAGGACTTCAAACAAACCGCCACGGGCCGCTATCTCCCCGCGCTGCCCGTCCAAGACCTGAACGCCCGCCTGGGCCTGCCCAAGAAGGAAGCAAAATGAAAGTCATCAAAGCACGCAACGCCCACCAAGCCCTTCCCGAAGCCCTGTATCAGCTGGCCAACGAAGGGGTGGAGCGCGACAGCCGCAATGGTCCCGTCCGGATGTTCCCGGAGCCAGTGACCACGGTGTACCTCCGCCCTGCGGAGCGGGTGATGTTCTGGGCGGAGCGGGACTGCAACCCCTTCTTCCACCTGATCGAAAGCCTCTGGATGCTGGCGGGACGCCGTGATGTGGACTACGTGGCCCGCTACGTGAAGCGCATGCGCACCTACTCGGATGACGGGGTGACGTTCCACGGGGCTTACGGGTTCCGCTGGCGCAGGTTCTTCTTCGATGACCAACTGCCCAAGATCATCGACGCCCTGAAGGCGAACCCGGATGACCGCCGCCAAGTCCTGTCGATGTGGGACACGGACGCGGACCTGGGCCGTCAAGGCAAGGACCTCCCCTGCAACCTACAGGCCGTGTTCCAAGTGGCTTCGGACGGACGCCTGGACATGATGGTGACGAACCGCTCCAACGACATGATCTGGGGAGCCTACGGGGCCAACGCCGTCCACTTCAGCTACCTCCACGAGTACGTGGCCCGCTCCGTGGGCGTCCCGCAGGGCATCTACCGCCAAGTGTCCGCCAACTTCCACGCCTACAAGGACGTGCTGGAGAAGGTTGCGCCTCTGGCGGACTACGCCCCGGACCCGCTGACCGGAGCGCCCACCCCGGACCCCTACGCCAGTGCCGCCGTGGAGCCCTTCCCGCTGATGACCCTGGGCCGGTATGAATGGGACGCGGAGCTGAAGATGTTCATGGAAGAACCGGACGCCCTGGGCTTCCGTGACCCCTTCTTCCGCCGTGTCGCCATCCCGATGTCCCGGGCTCACGCCGCCTATCAGCGCAAGGACTTCGACGGGGCAATGGACCTCCTCCGGGACGTGGCCGCGTCCGATTGGAAGCTGGCCGCAATCGAGTGGATTGAGCGCCGCCGCGCCGCGCACGAAGCCCGCAAGGCACGTGCGATGGATGACGGGGTGGACTACGGTACAGGGGAGTGATCATGGGCAGCATAGCATCCAAAATCCGTGACGCGGAGCTGGAAGCGGAAGCTGCCCGGGAGCGGGTTCAGCGCCCGCTCCTGACGCGCCTGGCCGCTACCCGGGAAGCCGGGACCGTCCGCCGCTGCCATATTGTCCCCCACCACGGCCAATACAATATCGCCCAACACAGCTACGGGGCTGTCAGCCTCCTCCTGCTGCTCCACCCGAAGCCGTCCCTGAAGTTGATCAAGGCCGTCCAGTGGCATGACGTTGCGGAACGCTGGTTGGGCGATGTCCCGGCCCCCGCGAAGTGGACGCACACGGAACTGGGCGAAGCCTATGAGCGGGCGGAGGAGGAGCTGCTGAAGCGCCTTGGGCTGTTCGGGGAACTGACGGACCTCGAAGTGGCCTGGTTGAAGGCCGTGGACACCCTCGAACTCTGGCTGTGGTGCCGGGAAGAAGAAGCCCTGGGCAACGCCGCCGTCACGCCGATGCGCCGCGCATGCGAGAAGGTGACGGAGAAGCACCAGCTGGAGGGTAGCCTGCCCGCGATTGCCGCGCAGCTCTATGATGCTCTGCGTCAATACCCCCACAAGCGTCTCTCGGACTTCTTCGAGGACGTGGAACCCTACCTGCAAGGAGAAACCAAATGAGCGTGAACGAGAAGCAAGTTGGCGGTGAGCACTACCGCTCGAAGGTCCAGCACTGGGACTATGTGGAGCTGAACGGGCTCCGCTACACCGAAGGCTGCGCCACGAAGTACGCCACCCGGAACCGGAAGAAGGGCCAACAGCGCCAGGACCTGGAGAAGGCGATTCACTACGTGGAGAAGGTCCAGGACCTCCATCGCAACGGCTACCTCCACCCCCGGACGGCTCCGATGGTTGTCAGCCTGGTGGACTTCGTTGAGTCGAATGAGCTGACGGAGAACGAAGCCGAAGTGGTGCGCATCTTGACCTACTGGGAAGCGGACCCGGAGCTGACCCGCGCCCTCGAAATCCTCCGCGAAATGATCGAGGAGCTGAACTGATGCAGCAGCCCCTGTTCACTGTAGCGGAAAGCTACTGGCAACCCCCGAAGCTGGACAGCCTCCCCTCCTGGGAGGGGGCGAAGCGGGTGGCCGTGGACTGCGAAACCCGGGACCCGGACCTGCGCAAGCTGGGACCGGGAGCGGGACGCCGCCCGAACAGCTACATCACCGGCATCAGCTTCGCAATCGAGGACGGCCCGGGGGCATATCTCCCGATCCGCCATGACGGCGGGGACAACCTCCCGGTGGAAGCCGTCCTGCGCTACCTTCGGGACCAGGCCGCTGTCTTCAAGGGCGACATCGTGGGGGCCAACCTCCCGTATGACCTGGACTTCCTGGCGGGAGACGGGATTGAATTCAAGTCCGCCCGCTTCTTCCGGGACATCCAGATTGCTGACCCGCTGATCTGCGAGTTGTACGACAGCTACAGCATGCAGTCGATTGCCCAGCGTTGGGGCTTCTCCGGCAAGGATGAGGAGCTGCTGCGCCTTGCCGCCCAGGACTACAAGATTGACCCGAAGAAGGACATGTGGATGCTCCCGGCCCGCTTCGTGGGGGCCTACGCGGAGGAGGACACCCGCCTGCCGCTGAACATCCTGCGCCGCCAGGAGCGGGAGATTGATGAGCAGAACCTCTGGGACGTGTACAACCTGGAGTCGAAGTTGCTGCCGGTCCTGACGAAGCTGCGCCGCCGGGGCGTCCGCATCGACCTGGACCGACTGGACATGATCGACCGTTGGGCACTGGAGCAGGAGACGGAAGCCCTGGCGCAGGTGAAACATCTCACGGGCATCGCCGTCCGCGTGGGCGATGTCTGGAAGCCGGAGACGATTGCGCCCGCGCTGGAGCACATCGGGGTCAAGCTGAAAAAGACCTCCCAAGGCAAGCCCAACATCGACAAGGAGCTGCTGGCCAGCATCAAGCACCCCGTGGCGGACGCCCTCGAACGCGCCCGGAAGGTGAACAAGCTGCGCACGACCTTCGGGCAATCCGTCCGGGACCACATGGTGAACGGAAGGCTGCACTGTACCTTCAACCAGCTGCGCCGCCAGAAGGACGATGAAGCGGACGGAACCGCCGGAGCCGCCTATGGGCGACTGTCCTGCGAGCACCCGAACCTTCAGCAGCAACCGGCCCGCGATGAGTTCGCCACGATGTGGCGGGCCATCTACCTCCCGGAGGAAGGGGAGCAGTGGGCGTCCAACGACTATTCCCAGCAGGAGCCCCGGATGGCGGTGCACTATGCGTGTCTGGCCCGCGATCTGATTGGTCACAACGCCTGGGAGAAGGCGATTGAGGCCCGTGACAAGTACCGGAACGACCCGAACACTGACAACCACCAGATGATGGCGGACATGGCGGGGATCAAGCGCAAGGACGCCAAGGAAATCTACTTGGGCCTGTCCTACGGGATGGGCGGAGCGAAGATGTGCCGGAAGCTGGGCCTGCCGACGATGACGGCGGTGCGCGGACCTCGGGGCCAGACCTTCGACGTAAACAGCGAAGAAGGAGCCCGACTGGCGGAGCAGGGAGCCCGCCGGTGGGAAGCCGCTGGGCCGGAAGGGCAAGCCCTCCTGGACACCTTCGACCGCCGCGTGCCCTTCATCAAGAAGCTGGCCAAGGCTTGCGAAGCCCGGGCGAAGGCGGTGGGCTACATCACCACGTTGTCCGGACGCCGCTGCCGCTTCCCGAAGGACGCTGAGGGCAACTTTGACTGGACTCACAAGGGCCTGAACCGCCTGATCCAGGGCTCCTCCGCTGACCAGACCAAGATGGCGATGGTGGCCTGCGCGGAGGCCGGGTTGGACATCATCATCCAGGTTCACGATGAAATCGCCTTCAGCGTGAAGTCGAAGGACGAAGCCGAACACGCCGCCCACATCATGCGTACCTGCACGCCGCTCGAACTCCCTTCAAAAGTTGATGTGGAGATGGGCGTGAGCTGGGGTCATTCCATGGGGTTCGAGGGATGAACCTGTCAGAAGCCGAACGGGAAGCCCTCCGTTGGGCCCAAAACGGGGAGCTGGTGAGCCGCATCCCGGACCGGACGGAGCGGGGCCTGTTTGGGCAAGTCGAAGCCCCGGGCCGCGCTGTGTTCCGAAAGCTGATGAAGCTGGGGTTGCTGTTCGAGACGGAGGAGGACGGGGACTGGACGCCCGCCTTGGGCCTGACGAAGGAAGGCGAAACCCTGCTGAAGGAGTTGGAATGAAATTTTGTTACCAATGTGACGCGCAGGTCACGTATTTGTTCGCGGACGCACGCTGCGCAAAGTGCACCCGCTTGACCCCGGAGGAAGTCCGGGGAGAACCGAAGGAGAACGACATGCGTGAGCGCCAAGAAAACACGGTGGACATCGAGTGCCAAGTGAAGCGGGAGACGGAGAAGGCCCTGCTGATCGACCACGGCGGTGAGCAGGAGGTCTGGATGCCCAAGTCCCAGGTCCGCAACGTGGTGAAGGGTCCGAAGTTCGTGACCCTGACGGTCACGGAGTGGATTGCCAACGAGAAGGGGCTGCTGTGATCACGCGCCAAGAAAAGTGGGACATGCGCTATGTCCGCCTGGCCCAGGAGGTCGCAACCTGGAGCAAGGACCCGTCCACAAAGGTGGGAGCCGTCCTGGTTCGCCCGAACAACTCCGTGGCGTCCACCGGCTTCAACGGCTTCCCGCCCGGACACAACGATCACCCGAAGTTGTACGCGGACCGCGCCTACAAGTATCAGCACGTTGTACATGCTGAAATCAACGCCATCGAGTTCCTGACAGGGGAGACGCCGCACGGGTTCACGCTCTATACTTCTTTTCCCTGCTGTCCGAACTGTATGGAAGCCGCCGCGAAGGCGGGGGTGACCACTGTCGTGTTCCCTCCCATCCGGTTCGAGGGCAAGGACCAACAGTGGATTGACGAGTGGAACGCCCGCATTGACCAGTCACTCGAAGTGGCCCGCCGCTTCGACATCAAGGTGAGGTGGGTGGGTGTCTGAAGCCGCGATGTGGGACGCCCTCCGCCCGGTGATCAAGCACCTTGATCCCGTGCGCGTGGAGAACCCCGCTGGGCCGGGGACTCCGGACGTCAACTACATCGAGGGTTGGGTGGAGCTGAAATATGCGGAGCAGTGGCCCCCACGGGGCGGACCGCTTCGGATTGATCACTTCACCCAACAGCAACGGGTCTGGCTCACCCAACGCCGGCATGCCGGCGGGCGGGCCTTCCTTCTCCTGAAGGTTGGCGAGAATGAATGGTTGCTGTTCGACGGAGCGGTGGCCGCGAAGGTCCTGGGCCACGTGGAGCAGGACAAATTGTACCGGGCGTGCCTGGCCCGCTGGACCAGGAAGCCCAAGACTGAGGAGATTTGTAGATGGCTGCAGAACTGACGTTGAGCCGGGGGGAAGCCCTCCTGGTTGAGCGCCGCCGCCGGGGCCTGAATCAGGTCCTGGCCGCTGGTGAGTGGAAGGTCCACCCGGACAAGTACCGGGAGTGGGAAGCGGACCGCCGGGACGATACCCCGGAGGTGGGGGTGGGCGAACTGAAGCCGCATGAGGTTTGCTATCTGAAGCGCCGCCGCTCGGGCAAGACCCAGCGCGAAATCGCCGCTGCCCTTGGGCTGACCCGCCTGTGGGTGATCATGATGGAGGACGGCAAGGCCCCCGTGGACCGGCTTGTTGAGTATTGGGGAGCCAACGCATGAACCGTTTTGGGGAGGAGTTCACCAAGCCGCGCCCCCTTCCGGAGCACGACACGCAAGCCGCCGTCCGCTTCCTGAAGCGGTGGTGCCCAGAAGGTCCCTGGGTTCTCACGTCCATCATCCCGGACGGCAAGACCGACACCAGAACCTTCCAACCGGACGCCTGGCGAGAAGCCGCTGAATGGATTGAGTCCAACCAGGGCAAAAACAACGTGTACTTCCACGTCAACCCGGTCCGCCGGTCGATGACGGTGAAGGCCAGCAAGGAGGACATTGCCCGCCTGTCCTGGCTCCACGTTGACATCGACCCCCGCGCCGGGGAGGACTTCGAGGAGGAGCGTGCCCGCGCCCTCCGGATGCTGAAGGAGTACACGCCCAAGCCCACCGTCATCGTTGACTCGGGCGGAGGCTTCCAGGGCTTCTGGAGGCTGTCCCCGTCCGAACGTCTGGAGATCAACGGGAGCATCACCAAGGCCCAGGAGTTGGAAGCCTTCAACATCCAGCTGGAGAAGGTTTTTCAAGCGGACCACTGCCACAACGTGGACCGCATCATGCGCCTTCCGGGCACGATCAACATGCCGACCGCGAAGAAGCGCAAGAAGGGCCGCTGGCCCGCGCTGGCCACGCTGGTTGAGTGGACTGACGTCAGCTACCCGATTGAGCAATTCACCGCCGCGCCCCGCGTCCAGATGTCGGAGCCCGGACTGGCGGGCGGACGCCCGAAGGTGAAGATCACAGGCAACGTCCCGGACATCGGGACGGAGGAGCTGAAGGACTGGGCGAACGAACACGGCAAGGCCATCAGCGATCACTGCCTGGCCCTCATCGCCACGGGCCAGGACCCGCTGGACCCGACCAAGTACCCCTCCCGCTCCGAAGCCTTGTTCAAGGTCTGCTGCGATCTGGTCCGGGCGGAGGTTCCTGATGAGATGATCTTTGCGGTGATCACGGGCTCCAACGAGATTGCCACCAGCGTCAGAGACAAGCCGAACTGGGAAGCCTACGCCCTGCGCCAGATCGAACGGGCGAAGGAGGAAGCGATTGACCCGATGCTGCGCAAGCTCAACGAGAAGCACGCAGTCATCAGCGACATTGGTGGGAAGTGCCGCATCATATCGGAGGTGATGGACCTGTCCCTGAACCGGACCAAAATCAGCAAGCAGTCCTTCGAGGACTTCCGCAACCGCTACCGCCACATCAAGGTGGTGGTTGGGCACTCGGAGGACGGACGCCCGATTGAGAAGGCCGCTGGTGCCTTCTGGATTGATCACCCTCAGCGCCGACAGTATGAGACAATTCTGTTCGCCCCGGGCCGGGAGACGGAGGACGCCTACAACCTGTGGCGGGGCTTCGCGTGCAACTCCCTGCCGGGCCGCAAGCATGAATCCTTCCTCCTCCACGTGCGCGACAACGTGTGCTCGGGAAACCCGGAGCACTACAACTACCTGGTGGGCTGGATGGCCCGGATGATCCAACACCCGGACGGCCCGGGGGAAGTGGCCGTGGTCCTTCGCGGGAAGCGGGGCACTGGCAAGTCCTTCTTCGCCAAGATTCTCGGGGCGATGTTTGGGCGTCACTTCCTTCAGGTGTCGGACTCGAAGCACCTGGTGGGCTCCTTCAACGCCCACCTCCGCGATACGGTCCTGCTGTTCGGTGATGAGGCATTCTTCGCCGGGGACAAGAAGCACGAAAGCGTGCTCAAGACCCTGATCACGGAGGAGCACCTGGTCATCGAAGGGAAGGGCGTGGACGCCGAAGCCGCGCCCAACTACGTCCACCTGGTCCTGGCCTCGAACGAGGACTGGGTGGTGCCCGCCGGTCTGGATGAGCGCCGCTTCTTTGTCATGGAGGTGGGGGACGGGAAGAAGCAGGATCACGGCTATTTCAAGGCCATCAAGGATGACCTGGATGACGGTGGCCTGGAGAACTTGTTGCACTACCTGATGACCTATGACCTCAGCGCCTTCGAGGTCCGTCAGGTGCCGCAGACCGCCGCGCTGCAGGACCAGAAGATCATGAGCATGGCCCCGGAAGTCCAGTGGATGTATGAGAAGCTGTGGGAAGGCCGGATGCTCAAGACCGACCAGGACTGGAAGGGCCGCGTGCTGAAGGAAAGCCTGTACAACGACTACATCAACGACCTCCGGGACCAAGGCCGGAACTTCCGCCTGAGCCAGACCAGCTTCGGCAAGTTCCTGGCCCGCTCCTTCCCGCCGGGGTGGCCGAAGTCGAAGCAGGAGATGGTGGACGTGCCCTGGGTGAATGAACACGGCTTCGAGGTCATGATCAAGAAGCGGGCATATGTGTACCACCTCCCCTCCTTGTCGGAGGTCCGGGCGTATTGGGACGCGCAGATGGGCGGACCCTTCGACTGGCCCCGGGTGGACCCGCTTCAGGAAAGTCTGAGCGAACCGCCCAAGAAGGACGCGCCGCCGTTCTGAGGACGACACGATGAGCGAGACGCTGGAGGCAACGAAGCGGGAGTTGGAGGCTGCGGGCATCGCCTTCAGCGTGGAGTTGGGCAAGCGGCACTACAAGGTCCGCTTCCAGGTCCGGGGCAAGCCGTGTATGGTCACGTGCTCCCGGACCTCCTCCGACCATCGCGCCGCCCTCAACGCCCGCCTTCAGGTCCGCCGGGAAATCCGCCGCGCCCTGGAGGGGTGATTATTTTCTTTGACACTTTACTTCTTCGGGTTTTCCGCACTATACTTCTTCGCACCACAACACGGAGATTGCAAATGAACACCTGCCTCAACCTTCTGGCCCGCTTCGGTGAGTTCCTGCTCAAGGGCTTCCTGGGCCTGATCATCTTCACCGCCCTGGTCTTCGCCCTCTGGGACTTCATGAACCTTCCCGAAGTCGAAATCAGCCACGCCTCCGGCCAGTGCGTGCGTGTCGTGTACGCGGACGGCAAGACCGGAAGCTGTAACAAACTCCCCGAACGCTTCGACCGCGTTTGGGTCCAGTGATCAATTTTCATCAACCTCAGAAATGGAGCTCAACATGACCAACATCGTATTCCGCAACAAGGGCGTCATCGACCCGAAAAGCATCACCACCTTCGGGGTGTCCTCGAAGGAGAACGCCGGGGCCATCGGCTTCTTCGGCACGGGCCTGAAGTACGCCATTGCCATCCTCCTGCGCGAAGGCTGCACCATCTCCATCTACGCCGGGACGAAGGCCATGCACTTCGGGGTGAAGCGGGAGAAGGTCCGCGTGGACAACTTCGAGTTCGTGACGATGAACGCGAAGCGCCTGGGCTTCACGACTGAGCTGGGCAAGACCTGGGAGATGTGGCAAGCCTTCCGCGAACTCTACTGCAACTGCCTGGACGAAGCGGGGGAAGCCTTCGAGACTTCCGAAGTGCCGGAGCCCGCCGCCGGGGAGACGATGATTGTGGTGAGCGGGGACCGCTTCATGGATGCGTGGTCCAACCGCTCGGAGACGGTCCTGAACACGGAGCCGTTCCTGGTCCACGAAGGCGTGAAGGTCCACCCGGGCCGCTCCAACTTCGTGTACTATCGCGGGGTGCGTGCCTACCGCCTCAGCACCCCTTCGATGTTCACCTACAACATCCAGCGCAAGGTGGACCTGACGGAGGACCGCACGATCAAGTACAGCTGGGACATCGACCACGCGGTGAAGCGGGCCTGGATGGAGTCTGAAGACAACAACCTGATCCACCGCGCCGTGACGGCTCCGCAAGGGGCCTATGAGCACCACCTCAGCTTCGAGGGCGTCCTGCCCAGTCAGGCCTTCCTCGGGACCGTCTCCCGGTTGGCCCGCGCCTTCGACCCGCACCTGAACCGCTCCGCGATGGAGGCCTGCCGCATCTGGATGATGGACCAGCTCCACGACACCACGAAGGTGGAACTGTCCGCGCTGGAGTCCGCCCGCCTCGAACGCGCCAAGACCTTCTGCGCCCGCATCGGCTATCCTGTGGGGGAGTACCCGATTGTGGTGAGCGAGTTCCTGGGCGAAGAAGTCCTGGGCCGCGCCCATGAGGACACGATCTACATCAGCAAGCGGACGCTGATGATGGGGACGAAGATGCTGGCGGGCACCCTGATCGAGGAGTTCCTGCACCTCCGCCACCACCTGCGCGATTGCGACCGCACCATGCAAAACTTCCTGATGGACGCCATCGTGTCCTTGGGCGAACAACTGACAGGAGAACCACTGTGATCAAGAACCAAACTATCAACCTGCGCGGGGACGCCCTCGAAGCCGCCCGCGCCGTTCACCAACTCCACCTCGAAGCGCACGCCCGCCGCGAAGCCCTCCAGAAGGAGTTTCAGGACCGTCTCGAAGGCATGGGCCGGGAGTACGCGGAGCTGCTGAAGAACGCCTGGGGCACGCTCCTCGAAGCCTCCGGGCTCCCGGGTGCGGAGCTGGGCCAGTGGGAGCTGGATGCCACTTACCTTCGGGACCACCAGTGCGCCTTCCTGAAGCGCAACGAACCGGAGGAGACGGGCGAAGCGCCCAACATCGCGGACCTGCTTCAGGCCGCTATCTCCGTGAAGCACTGAGATCATGAACCGCCTGTCCATCGCCCTGCTGATTCTCGCCAGCTCCGCCGCATTTGCGGAGCCCGGACGATATACCGCCCAGGATACCATCCGCGCTGCGGCAATCGGCACCTATTCTGCGCGACTGGCCCCGCCGGTCCGCGTGAAGGAAGTCCGGGGCGTCCGGGCTTCCAACAACCTTCCCGCGACATTCGACCGGCTGGAGTGCCGCGTGGACAATTTCAATCAGCTGATCTGCCAACAACGGAGAACGACACCATGATGGAAACACAACAAAGTATCACCGCCTGGGCTGAGGGGACCTTCGGGCCGTCTCACCCGGCGGTGATTGCGGCACGCATGAACAAGGAAGTGGCGGAGCTGGTCAGTGGCCTGGCCGCTCACGCCCGTCTCGAAGTCTCCGACATCGAACCGACCGCCCTGGACGCCCTCCGGGAGGAGTGCGCGGACGTGGGCGTGATGCTGTTCCAAGTCTGCGAGAAGCTGGGCATGAACCTTCAGACCGGCATCAACTACAAGATGGCGGTGAACCGCTCCCGCGTCTGGGCGAAGTCCGCCACCGGGGACTTCCAGCACGTGGACACCCCGCGCCGCGCAGGCAGGTGCGACCGGACCGGCTGCAACTACCCCGAAGGCGAATGCGCGGGAGGCTGCAAATGAGCACCACGATCAACGGAGTGACGGTGCGCTTGGGCCGCTCGGAGGACGATTGGCGCAAGTACGTGATCACGGTGCAGATGAAGTCCCTGCGCCAACCCGGTCTGAAGGCCAGCAACGACATCGACCCGGGGGTGGCTTCGGGAACCGACCACCTGCTGAAGCTGATTGCCGCTGCGGGGGCCGCTTGCGCGGAGTACCTGGGCGAAAAGTACAACGAACCACAGGACCCCGGGGCCGCGTCCCGGGACGCCCTCCGCGCCTTCCAGGAGGAGTGCCACTTGCTCAAGGCCCTGGCGAAGGACCTGCCCGCGAAGCTGAAGCGCCTTGCCCATCATCTCAGCGTCCTGACCTCCACGGAGGTCGAAGCCGTCCGCCGCATGCAGTGGCTGGTCGATCATCAACAACAGCTCACCCAGAAGGAGGTCCAGTGGATCAACGAGAAGGTGGGCGCACTCCACGGAGCACAACTGTGACCGCCATCCCATCCAACAACGTGTTTCACGGCTTCTTCGGGACCGTGGCGCTGAAGAAGGGGAGCGAAGGAGCGGAGAAGGAAGGGCACCGCGCCTTCCACGCGATTGCCTCCGCCGTCCCGGACGCGAAGCCGGAGGAGGTCCGCAACTTCCGGGACAGCCCCTATGGGCGTCACGTGGCGGATGAGCACCTGTCCGGCCATACCGTGGAGAAGCAACTGGAGTTCCGCCGTGCCCGCTTCCTGCGACACTTTGCGGAGATTCAGCGCCAGACCGCTGCCGGGAAGTTCGATGATTGAGGACCCGCTGCGGGACTTCCCGGAGGACGCCCGGGGACCGCTCCGGCGGTTGGCCTTCGCCATCTTCCACCAGTCCTTCGTGCAGGCGGTGGTGGAGTCCCGGGAGCGGGCCGCTGGCATCGACCCTACCGCCCCGGGGAACGCCGCCGGGGACTGGGATGCGCTGGAGAAGTCCTTGGGCAAGGAAGCGGTGGACCGACTCCGCCGGGGAGAACCGCTGTGATGATCAACCAATGTGACGGGTGCCGCGCCGGGATGCCCCTCAACGCCTTCCGCCTTCACGTGGGAGCGGACGGCAAACCCCATATGGCTTGTTGCCGACATTTGTACAAAAAGGAGAACGCCGTGGTGTATGACAGCTTGATGATTGACCTGGAGACGATGGGGACGGGACCGAACGCCGCCGTGATCCAATTGGGGGCCGTGGCCTTCAACAGCGTGAACGGGCTGACGGACCCGGACGGGATGAGCCGTGATATTGACCTCCATAGCTCGGTGCTGTTGGGCGGAGAAGTCGATGCCCCTACCGTTCAATGGTGGCGGGACCGGGGAGGCCTGGAGCTGAAAAACCCGGTGCCCCTTCGCGCTGCGCTGCTGGAGTTGGCTGCTTGGGTGAAGAACCTCCCGAAGTTGGAGCGGGTCTGGAGCCAGGGGGCGAACTTTGACGTGCCCATCCTTGAGGGGTACTATCGGAGGGCGGGCCTGGAATGTCCGTGGCCGTACTATGCCGCCCGGGACACCCGGACGGTGTATGACCTGGCGAAGGAGCGGGGCTGGAAGAAGCCGGAGGACTCGAAGGCGAAACACGAAGCCCTGATGGATTGCCTGATCCAGACGAAGTGCCTGCTCAACGCGCTGCGCTTCCTCCGGGAGCCGAAGGAATGAGGAAACCCCGGAAGGGGGAGCTGATCTGCACGTGTGGTGCGTATCGGTTCCCCCACCGCTTCGGGGGCGGACGCTGCACGGGGTTCTACATCGTGGAGCAGTATTGGGAGAACCACTATGGAAGCGGGGATTGTACGCACTGCAACTCCTGCAACCGGACGGAGGCCGTGCCCTACTGCGAAGTGGTCACCGGCGGGGAGTCCGTGCGGGAGTGCCCCGCGTGGCAAGAATTTGTGGCCTTCAACGAAATCAAGTTGAAAGCAAACCGAAGGGAGGAGAAGCGAGGGCAGATGAGATTGACGTGAGCAGTGAGCGGATTCAACACGAAACGGACCGCGCAGTGGACAACATCCGGAAGGCCGCTGCGGAACTCCCGCCGGGGGAGCCCGGGGATTGCGAGTTGTGTGGGGAGTGGAGCGGACGGCTGATCATGGGCGCGTGCGCTCCGTGCCGGGACCGCTTCAAGCTGCCATGAAGCTCCTGTGCTGGTTGGGCCTACACCGCTGGCGGGAGTTCGGATACAGCCTGCTGGTGATCTACGCCTCCCGGAACCGAAGCGCCCGAAGTCGATTGGGCCGGGAGTCCCACGAATGCTGTGAGCGGTGTGGGAAATACAGGACGGTGACGACCTTCCGGAGCCGGACAGCGGAAAGAAAATGGAAAAAAGTTGTACAAGGGGCTTCCCGCTGACAACTTTTGGCACTATACTTCTTTACACGGTCGCACTGACCGGAACAGAAATGGAGAACCGAAATGAGCCGCACCCCTGACTTCTACATCGACCGCGCCAACGCCGCCTTCGCCTTGGGCTTCACCTCAAAGTCCGCACAGAAGTCCGCCACGGACGATCTGAACCGCGCCCACGAAGCCTGCTGCCAAGACATCCAGAACCTGGTGCTGGTCATCGACCGGGACGCCCGGACGGAAGCCCACAACAACGTGTATTGGGGCTTGGCTGACCTTCACGTGTGGAAGCCCAAGCACTCCGCGCTGGTCCTGGGCACCTTCCCGGAAGCTGAACCGACCGTGCGCGTGATCGAACAGCTGGTGGACCTCCGCGCCGTGATCAAAGCCGCCCCCGTGGTGAAGGCGGAGCGGAACCCGAACGCTGAACGCGAAGCCGCCGTGACCAAGTCCGTCCGTGAGATCATGGAACTGCGCAAGGCCCAATACGCCCACGGGCTGAAGCTGCACGACCTGTTCGAGGGGCTCCCGGTCCACGCGAACGTCCACGTGGTCACGAACCAACACGGCACCACCTTCCTCCGCGCCTTCTACTACATGGCAGGCGTCCTCACCCCGCTGAACGTCATCCTGGCCGTTCTTCAGGAGAAGGCCCGCGAAGCCGAAGGGAAGTGAAGCCGAAGCGGGGACTTGTCCACGCTTTACTTCTTCGGGTCCCTCGCACTATACTTCTTCGACCGTAAACACAGAAATGGAGCTGCATTATGCACATCAACTTCAACGCCTCCCCGGAGGACTCCGCGCTGATCGACAAGATCGTGGACCGCGCTGAGGCAATCTACACCCGTCAGTCCGCGCCCTTCGACCGCCTGAGCGTGGCGATGGACGTGACGGCCACGCACCTGAACGGTTGCCCCCTCCAGCTCCAGAAGTTCCTGGACGCCGATGACTTCAACTTCGCGCATGACTTGGTGGGCATCGTCAACCACATGGACCGCTCCACCGGCCAACTCACCCGTTGCTTCCTGCCCCGGTGCTCAGCATGACCCGCATCAACGTGATTGAGCCGTCCCGCCTGTCCGATCAGCACCTGGGGGCGGAGTACCGGGAGCTGCCCCGCGTGTTCGGTCTGGTCCGGGACGCTATCCGCCGGGGCGAACGTCCGACCGACCCCCGGAACCCGCAGCAGTACCTGCTCGGAGCTGGGCACGTGCGGTTCTTCTACCCCCGGCTGGGCTACCTCCTGGAACGCTATCTGCGGCTGTGCGAGGAATGCCGGAGCCGGGGCCGCGCCGTGAACTTCGGGAACCCGACCGACCTGATCAGCGGCATACCGGCGGACTGGTTCGGGTACTGGACCCCGGACGCCTCCGCTGAACAACTCAACATCGACCGTATCAACCAACGAGGAGGCCTGCGCCGTGTCCAACCCCAAGCTCAAGTTTGAAATCCTGGAGGAGAAGGTCACGACCTCCCGCCAGGGCGTCACCTTTCACCGCACCGAACGCTGTATGCGCTTCAAGGTCCGCTTCACCATCGAGTCCGATGCGTACAAGTTCCAGTGCCGCGCCTTCTCGGAGGTCTGGAACCCGGACGAACTGAAGTGGAACCGCGTCCACTACCTCCCCGCCTCTGAGATGAAAACCCCGGAGGGCCTGGACTCCTACCCGAAGGGAACCGGCACGGACCGCAAGCACTTCCTGGCGGACCACAAGGCCCTGGCGAAGATGACGTGGGAGGTCCTGCTGTGAGCCACGGAACCTACGTTGGGCCCATCGCCCATCTTCAGGGAAAGTCCGCGCTGCTCCAACCATGCCACGCCCTTCGGGATTGCGTGTTGGCGCAGTTCGATGACCGGGAGCTGACGCGGAGCGGGAAGCCCATGCCCCAACTCACGGTCCTGGACTATGAGCCGCACGCCCGCTTCCCCACTGAACAATTGGTGGACTACCCGAAGCCCCCGGCGGACGCCCTGGGCTTCGGTTGGCACGCCTTTCAGGCTTCGGACTTCGAGGAGGACCGCAATGAAACCGACTCCTGAACAACTTCTGGAAGTGGCCCGGGAGACGGGCCTGCGGGGCTTCCTCCACGGAGTGAGCGCCACGGACGCCCGGGACCTCCTGGGCCGGTTCGTCCAGGCCCTTCAGGCGAAGTTCCCGCCGGTGGACTACCTGTGTGAGTTGCACCGCTTCAAGCTGTCCTTCAACCGCTCCGGCTTCACCGGAGCCTTGGGCAACTTCCGTCACCAGCTGGATGGGCGCTGGGTGGATTTGGTCCCGGCGGAGAACGATGCGCACATGTACCTTCTCCCCGGGAGCCGTCCCGAACTCGAACTGGCGCACGGGGTTCACTACACGGAGCGGAAGTTGGTGGAGGGCGTCCTGCGCAACATGAAACAGCAGAACCTCGGATGGCACCGCCGCCCCCGTTGGGCCGTGATCACGCAGGTGTTCGGGGTGGGCTCCGGAGTGGCGCACGGTATCTGCCTGGAGTTTGGCTATGACCCGGAGGAAATGATATGAGCGGAGCTGCTGATTGGGTGGAGTCCGCCCTGAAGCGGAAGCTGACCGACTTCCAACGGATTGCCGTGACCCTCATCTGCCAAGCCCAAGGGTGTGGACCCTATGACTTCTCACGGACCTTCGAGACGGCTGACTGGGAGTTCGGGCGGGGCGTCCGCTTCACCATCTACCCCTTCCGCCTGAGCACCTTCGACTCGAACTGCCTGACCCAACTGGTCATCGGAGCCCATGAGCACGCGGTGCGGGTGGAAATCGAGCCGTGTAACTTCCGGCACCTGCGGGTGATCATACACCCCCGGGAGCGGGAAGGACAAATTCATCAACGCCACCCCACCATTGAACAAGCGGTGGCCAACTATCGCAAAGGAGCTTGAGATGGCAACAAAAGCTAAACGTGTCAACTTCATGAAGGTGACGCTGTGGACGGAGACGATGCGGGCTGACTTCGAGGGTCCCCTGTCCGCATGCATCGCGGACGCCATCATGTACGTGAGCAACCGGGAGAAGCGGGAGCGTATCCTGAAACTCATGACGGAGACGCACCAGAAGATGTGCCGCCGGGAGGACGAAGCGAACCGCCCGAAACCCCCGGAGCACGACCTGTACCGGACCGGAGACGAAGGAGCCCCGGACGCGATCAAGGACCGCAACGGGGAAGTGGTCCTGGTCCTGGTCCTGAGCCTCTGCCGCTGCTGCGGGAAGGGCGAAGCGCAGCTGCTCGACACCCCTTGCCCCGGACCGAAGGAGGCTTGAAATGGCCAACATGTCATATTGCCGCTTCGAGAACACGGTGCCGGACTTCGTGGATTGCACGGAGCATATTGAGGACGAACTCAGCGAGACGGAGGACCGCTACAGGAAAACCCTGATCAACGGCTGCGCGGACGTGTTCGACATGCTGGGCGTGACCTATGACCGGGACGCCCTGGAGGACGCTATGCAACGCCTGAAGCGGAGGGAGGGATGAGCCCCGGGGAACTCCGACGCCTGTGTGGAGAAGCGGACTGGGTGACGCTGGTCCTTCCGCGCAAGGCCCCGCCCGCCGGGTACGGAGTACGCCTGTTGAACCGGACCGGACCCGTGGGCGAAATCCTGAACGTGAAGGAACTCCCGGACGGCTCCTGCGAAGTGTGCGCCCGCTTCGAGTCCGCCGCCGTCCTCACGACCCTCAACCAACTGGAGGCTGCAGCCAATGGCAAATAACAAGAAACCGCGCAAGAAGTACCGCCCGAAGCCGAAGTTGTTGAATGCGATGGAGTACGTCACCGAAGGCGTGAGCCTGCTCAGCTGCCAAGAAGGCTACCTGGTGGACCGTCAACTGAAGAACCAACTGGCCTTCGGAGCCGCGCTGACCGGGCGGGCTTCCTTCGCGGACCTGACCACGCTGATCACCGCTCACGCGATTGCGGACGCCTTCTGGGCGATGGGCCGGGGGCGGGAGTACAAGGACATCCTGATCAGGTCTCAAGTGGCGCTGCGAGAAGTCTGGGACCGGCTGAAGGCCACGGGCCGCAGTACGCTCCGGGCTCCGGAGCTGCAAGCCTTCCGGGACCTCCTGGAACTACACGATGCGATGATGGAAGTGGCGACCGTCAACGATATGGAACAAGCCATCAAACTAGCAAAGGACAAGAAACGTGCTGAGCAAAACAAGCGCCCAAAAGCGCATTCATGAACGGCTGTGTCGGTTCGTCCGCACCCGCTATGAGCTGATCAAGCCCAAGGGGGTGAGGGGCGTGTTCAACTTCCGCTGCTTCGAGAACGCGGTGCAGTACGCCCACGACCACCCCGGCCACGAAGTGATCGAGGTGATCTACATTGACAACGGGGACCCGATTCTGCATTATGTCAACTTCCTCCCGGAGTCCGGGGAGTACGTGGAAACGACCCTGGGCTGGCGGGCGGAGCACCTGGAATACTACCGCGTGCGCCGCATTCACCCGGACGATTGGAAGCACATTCACGCGGAGTTCGACCGTGCGCTGACCTCCTGGACGGAGGAGTGGGCCACGTGGTGGGAACGCAAGGTGCTGAACGTGACGAGGGTTGTATGAACAAGGAGAAAACCATGACTGACTTGCCACATTACCGCGTCCAGGGCTCCCTGGAACCCGAAGGACTCCTGATCAAGGCGGAGAAGTACCGCGTGGTGAAGGAGACGCCCAAGGGCTACTGGGTGGTGGGACCCTACGCACCGACCTGGTTGACCGTGGAAGAACTCCGCAAGCGCAAGTTCGCCAAGTGGGTGAGCAAGAACTCCGGAAAGCGCCTGTGCTACCCGGACATCACCAGCGCCGTCCGCAGCTTCCTCATGCGGAAGAAGCGCCAAGTGTCGATGCTGAAACTACAACTGGAGCAGGCTGAGACGGCTTTGGAGAAGGCGGAGCTGTACGAAAAGGCAACCGCTGAGGAATTGCTGAAAGGGGTCAACATTGGCCCGATACCTTCTCACGACAATCTTGTATGGGACTACCTGACATGAGCTGCTGCAACCACAACTGCCGACAAGGCCGTGACTGTCCGAACCGGAAGCCGCGCCGCCTCCCCCGCTCCGTTCTGCTCCTGGGCGTCCTCTGGGCCGTCCTCCTCACTTGGTACCTGCTATGACATTCCGCGTCCCTGAGAAGTTCCGCGTGCGCACTGGCCGCATTGCGTCTGACGAAACCTTCGGCAACAACGGAGCCTTCGAGCTATTGCTGAAGACCCCGGGCAAGCCCCGGCTGTTCGCCATCGCCTCTGATCAGGCCGGTTGGGAACACGTGTCAGTCTCCCGGAAGGACCGCTGCCCGACCTGGGATGAGATGTGCGCGGTCAAGGACCTGTTCTGGACGGAGGAGGACGCCGTGGTGCAATTCCACCCGCCCCGCTCCAACTACGTGAACAACCACCCCTTCTGCCTCCACCTCTGGAAGCCCGCTGATGGGAGCCTGCTGCTGCCGCCGTCCATCCTGGTAGGATATACCACATGACGCACTCCTTCTCCTCCCTCCAACAGTTCCGCCAGTGCCCGCACCTGTACTTCCGGCTGCGCATCGCCCGGGACGTGACGATGGAGGAGACGGAGGAAGCCCGCCGGGGCGTCCGCGTCCACGCCCAGCTGAAGGACCGCCTGAAGAAGGGGAGCCCGCTGCCCCCGGAGCTGACGGACGCGGAACGCCTCTGCGCCCAACTCGAACGGATTGCCCAACGCAGCGATCCGATGCGCGTGGAGGAGGAACTGCGGGCCGGAGACTTCGCGGGCAAACTGGACGTGGCCCTCATCGCGGAACGCGCCGCACTGGTGGTGGACTGGAAAACCGGCAAGCCCCACGCGGACCCGGACCAACTGAAGATGTACGCCCTGCTCACGTTCGAGAACTTCCCCCGCGTGGACGAAGTGGTGGGCAAGTACGTCTGGCTGTCCACCGGGGAGATCACCACGCACAAGTTCCTCCGGGCGGACCTCGAAGCACTGCGCACGGAGTTCGAGACCACGGTGGGCGAAATCGCACGGGCGGAGGCCGAAGGCTACTGGTCACAACGTGGCAACCCCGCCTGTCCCCGGTGCCCCGTACTGGAATGCCGGTTCAACACGTCCCGGGATGCCCGCCCCGCGCCCCTGTTCTGAAGGTAAGCGTGCGCTTGGGGTTACCAGATTTTCAGGAATGAAGGTAAGCGCACGTAAGTCCTTGATCCGCTTGGGCTTTTATTATTATTACTTACCTTACTTGGGTTACTTGGGTTGAAAAGAACTTCGCCCGACAAATCGACCGGAGGCCCAGCAGAAGTCCTCCGGCAAATTCAAGGTAAGTAAGGTAAGTAAGTTAAGTAATAATAATAATAAATATATATAAAGGGTTGATTTTATGGACTTTTTGTGCGCTTACCTTTACAAGATTTTGACTGTGTGAAGGTAAGTAAAAACTGGTCAAACCAAGCGGAAGGTAAGCGCAGTGCCTCCTTGGGCATCGGCAGACCGCCGCGCTGCCTGAAATCTTGTATTCGCGGGCGAGACACCGCCGCCTTGTCCTGAACACACCCTCCCGCTATACTCTTGTCAACATTGTCCCTGGGCGTGAGGCCCCGGGACGTTCAGACATGTCGAAGGAGGACGTGATGTCCAAACCGATTCAGAAGATGAAGCCGAAGCCCCCCGTGGAGTTCACGGAGGAGCGCAAAATTCAATACCTGCACCACCTGCGCCAGACGGGCCTTGTGTACCGCGCTGCCGAACTGGTGGGCATCGAGCCGGGGACCGTCTCGAAGCACCGGAAGGTTGACCCGGAGTTCGATGAGGCCTGCGAGATTGCGAAGCAGATGTGGGTGGACGAAGTGCTGGTGGCGGAAGCCGTCCGCCGCGCCACCAAGGGAACCTCCAAGCCGATCCTGGGCGGGAAGTTCAAGGACGAAATCGTGGCCTATGAGCAGGTGTACAGCGACAGCCTCATGGCCATGCTTCTCCGCGCCAACCGGGGTGAGTTCAAGGACAAGGACCTGTCCGGGGGCGGAGCCTACAGCAACGCCGGGGCCGGGGTCCTGATCATTCCCGCGTCTCCGGACGGCTTGAGCCAGTGGCAGGAGAAGTTCGGTGAGTTGGCGAAGGGGACGCACGGGCGTCCGGAGGGGGAGAAGAAATGAACGCCCCCATTGTCGCCGTCCCGGCCCGTCCGGACTACCCGATTGAGTGGCGTGAGGTGGACAAGGGGGAGCTGCGCGGGTTCTACGTGGACCCGACCACGGGCAAGGAGCACGAAGCCACCTGGTGTCCGCAGTACGGGAGCCAGCTGGCCTTCCTCCAGGCCACGCCCATCTTCGAGGTCCTGTATGAGGGGACGCGGGGACCGGGCAAGACCGATTGCTTGCTGATGGACTTCCTCCAGCACGTGGGGAAGGGTTACGGGAGCGAATGGCGGGGCATCCTGTTCCGTCAGACGTACCCGCAGTTGTCGGACGTGATCAACAAAACCACCAAGTGGTTCCGCAAGATTTTCCCGATGGCCCGCTACAACAAGGTGGAGCACAAGTGGACCTTCCCCGGCGGGGAGGAGCTGCTGCTGCGCCACATGAAGTCCCCGGACGATTATTGGAACTACCACGGCCACGCATACCCGTGGATTGGCTGGGAAGAACTCTGCAACTGGGCGGATGACAAGTGCTACACGGTCATGATGTCGTGCTGCCGCTCCACGAAGCCCGGGATGCCCCGCTGCTACCGCGCAACCACCAACCCCTACGGGCCTGGGCACAACTGGGTCAAGTCCCGGTTCCGCCTTCCGCACTACCGGGGCAAGGTGATCACGGACGCGATGCGAGACGGGGAGCGGGAGCCGCCGCGTGTCGCCATCCACGGTTCCATCTATGAGAACCAAATCCTGCTCCACGCTGACCCGGAGTATATCAGCAAGATTCGAGCCGCCGCCCGGAACCCCTCCGAACTCGCAGCCTGGCTCCACGGTTCCTGGGACATCATCGCCGGGGGCATGTTCGATGACCTGTGGCGGGGCGAAGTCCACGTGGTTCCGTCCGTCCCGCTCCACCTCATCCCGAAGCGGTGGAAGATTGACCGCAGCTTCGACTGGGGCAGCTCCAAGCCCTTCGCCGTCCTGTGGTGGGCGGAGTCCAACGGTGAGCCGTTCGAGTACCAGGGCCGCGTGTACGGGCGGGTGAAGGGCGATCTGTACCTGATCCAGGAGTGGTATGGCTGGAACGGAACGCGCAACGAAGGTGTGCGGATGCTGGCCAGCGATGTCGCCCAGGGCGTGAAGGACCGGGAGGAGGACTGGGACCTGACGGCCCGCGTCCGTCCCGGCCCCGCTGACTCCGCCATCTATGACGTGGAGAACGGCAACAGCATCGCCGTGGACATGGAGAAGAAGGGCGTGCGCTGGACGCCCGCTGACAAGGGTCCGGGCTCCCGGAAGCAAGGTTGGGAGCAGATACGCAAGATGCTGAAGGGGGCCTGTCCTCCGCCCGGGGGCGGACTTCGGGAGACGCCCGGCATGTTCATCTTCGACTGGTGTCAGCAGACCCTGGAGACGCTGCCCGTGCTCCCCCGGGACGACAAGGACCTGGATGACGTGGACACGGACGCTGAGGACCACATCGGGGACGCGATGCGCTACCGTGTACGCAAGAAGCTGCGTGGTGTCAAGCAATCGGAGATGTAAGCCTTGCCCGGGGACGGTCCCCGGGCGAAAATACTGAAATTGTTGAAGGAGAACGAACATGGCGCAACTGCCGACTTTCAAGCGGGGGGACACCTTCCGCCTGGCCTGTACACACAAGGTGGACGGTTCGCCCGCGTCCGTCTCCGCCCTCACGATCCGCTCCCAAATCCGCACCGACACGGACGTGCTGGTGACGGCCCTGACGGCGGACCTCCTCCCCCAGGACACGAACCCTGGGCAGTTCGTCCTTCGCCCGTCTCCTTCGGACCTGACCACGGGGTGGCCGACCGGGATTCACAACCTGGACATCGAGCTGACCCTCAACGGGGTTGTCCGCTCCTCTGAAACCGTACAACTGCCAGTGGCGAAGGACATCACGACATGAGCACCACTCTCGAACTCACGCTGCAGCCGTCCACGATCACGATTGAGGTGGGCATCGCAAGCATCCCCGTGGCGGAGGTCCCGCCCAATCCGCTGGTCCGGTCCGTCCGCTTCGACACCGGCAACCCGATCCCCGTCACGCAGCCCGGGGAGGCAACCTGGAACCCGGCGGAGCGGACGCTGGACGTGAACTTGGGCAACGGGGTCATCGGCCAGTTGTTCAAGGAAGCGCACATTGACGTGTACAACGACACGGGAGCCGCCCTGGTGGACGGGGACGTGGTGGGCTTCGCCGGGGTGAACTCCCCCACCATCCTTCCCAAGGCCGCGAAGGTCGCAGCCACTCACGACTTCCAACCCCTGTACCTCATCGGCCTGGTCACGGAGACTATCACCCCTGGGGCGTCCGGAGCCGTCACGCTCCTGGGCAAGGTCCGGAACATCGACACGACCGGGGCCGCGTCCGGGGAGACGTGGAGCCTGGCGCAACCGCTGCTGTACCTCCACCCCTCCGTCCCGGGACGCCTGACCAACGTGGAGCCCGCCCCGCCCCATCCGTCCATCCCTGTCGCCGCGCTGCTGAAGGTGAGCGCAACGGAGGGCGTCCTGCTGGTTCGCCCGACCCTCCCCCAGCGTCTGTTCTTCGGTTCCTTCAGCTCCTCGCAATCTCAGACCGCCGCGCTGGTGAATCACGCCTATCCGGTGACGTTGAACCACTCGGACATCGAAGCAGGGGTGGTTCGGGACCCGGTGAACACCTCCCGGCTGAAGGTCCTGCGTGCCGGCTTGTACAACGTCCAGTTCAGCCTTCAGGTGACCAAGTCCTCCTCCTCGCAGGGGTTCTTGTACCTCTGGCCCAAGGTGAATGGCCAATCCGTGGCCAATACAGCCACCAAGGTGGCCATCGAAGGCAACGGCACGTGTATCGTCCCGGCTTGGAACTTCTTGTTCAGCCTCAACAAGGACGATTATGTGGAGCTGTACTGGTCTGTCACCGATACTTCCATCAGCCTCCTGGCCGCTCCCGCGTCCGCTGACCCGACCTTGTGGCCCGCCACGCCTTCCGCTATCCTCACGGTGACGCAGGCCAACCAATAACCAAAGGACACGATCATGAGCCAACAGAACAAAGACCCGAAAAGCCCCGCAACGACCTCCGCCGCCTATGACGCGATGGCCCCGCGCTGGCACCTGATGGAAGCCCTCTTGGGCGGAACGGAGACCATGCGCGCCGCCGGGGAGACGTACCTGCCCCGCCACTCGGAGGAGACGGACAAGGGCTATGAGGAACGCCTCAACAGCGCCGTCCTCCTCAACATGGTGAGCCAGACGCTGGACACCCTCAGCGGCAAGCCCTTCAGTGAGGACATGAAGATGGAGGACGTGCCGGAGATCATGGAGGACTCCGTGCTGGATGACGTGGACCTCCAAGGCAACGACCTTGCGGTGTTCTGCCGCCGTTGGTTCCGGGAGGGCATGGCCAAAGCCTTCGCCCACGTGCTCATCGACTTCCCCCGGCCCGCGCCCCGGGAGGACGGACAGCCGCGCACGCTGGCGGATGACCGGGCGGAAGGCCTGCGCCCGTACTGGGTGATGATCAAGCCGGAGTGCGTGCTGTTCGCCCGCTCCGACATCATCAACGGTGTCGAAGTCCTCCAACACGTCCGCGTCATGGAAACGTACACGGAGCAGGACGGCTTCGCGGAGGTGGAGAAGCAACGCATCAGGGTCCTGGAGCCCGGGCGGGTTCAACTCTGGGAGCTGGTGAAGGCGAAGGGCGGCAAGGAGGATTGGGCCGTGGTCGATGAGTGGCAGACCGGCCTGACCTACATCCCGCTGGTCACGTTCTACGCCCAACGGGACGGCTTCATGTACGGGAAGCCGCCGCTGATGGACCTGGCTCACCTCAACGTGGCTCATTGGCAATCGACCTCCGACCAACGCCACATCCTCACCGTCACCCGCTTCCCGCTCCTGGCCTGTTCGGGGGCGTCCGGGGAAGATGGTGACCCCGTGGTCATCGGCCCGAACAAGGTGCTGTACAACCCGGACCCGGCGGGCCGGTTCTACTACGTGGAGCACGGCGGTCAGGCGATCAAGGCGGGCCGCGATGACCTCCACGACCTGGAAACCCAAATGGCGGGTTACGGGGCGGAGTTCCTGAAGAAGCGCCCGGGCGGAACGACCGCCACCGCCCGCGCCCTGGACAGCGCCGAAGCCTCCAGCGATCTGGCCGCGATGGTGGGTGTGTTCGAGGACGCCGTGGCCCAAGCCCTGGACATCACTGCCGAATGGATGCGCCTGGGCTCCGAAGGCGGAAGCATCGAGCTGGTTAAGTCCTTCCAGGTGGAGGAGAAGGACCAAGTGGGGCTCCAGGCCCTTCAAGCCGCCCGCGACAAGCGGGACATCAGCCGCAAGTCCTACCTCGAAGCCCTGCGCATGCGCGGCATTCTTCCGGAGGACTTCGATGAGGAGGAGGACTGGGAAGAACTCATGGAGGAGACCAGCCAAGCCATGGGCGCAGCGGGCCTGGACCTCAACCCCGGGGACCTCGAAGGCGGAACCCGTCCGCCGATGGAGGACGAAGTGGATGAGGAGGACCTGCCGGAGTACAAGCGCCTGAAGGCGGAGAAGGACCGCCTGAAGAAGATGGAGGAGACGGATGAGCTCAAAGAGGAGCTGGCCAACATCCAAGCCCAGATTGACGCGATGACGGCCCGCCGCCGCGCCGCTGGAGGTGCCTGATGCCTACCAGCAATGAGGAGTACCGTGACGCCGCCCTCCGCCACCAGGTTGGCCTGCGCCGGTACACGGCGGGGCTGAACAAGCGCATCGCCGCCCTCCTGGAGAAGGCGGACGCGGAGCTGACGCAGAAGCTGAAGGACCGCCTGGCCCGGTTCGAGGGGAAGCCGTTGGACTACACCGGGGAGCGGTGGAAGGCCCTCCTGGCCGACATCAAGGACGCCCGCGCCGTGGCCCTGGCGGAGTTCCGCGCCACGGTCCGGGAGGAGTTGGGCCAGCTTGCGCCGATGGAAGCCGCCCGGGAAGTCTCCGTGCTTCAGTCCGCGATCCCGATTGAGGTCAGCTTCGCCGCCGTGGCCGCTGACCAGCTTCGGGCTATCGTCTCCGCCCAACCCTTCCAAGGCCGGTTGCTCAACGACTGGTTCAAGACCCTGGAGCAGGTGGACCAACAGCGCCTTGTACAAGCCATTCAACTCGGGATGACGCAAGGGGAGCCCATTGAGGACATCGTGCGCCGTGTCGTGGGCACTCGCAAGAACAACTACACGGACGGCATCCTGTCAATGACCCGGCGGGACGCCCAGGCAATCGTCCGGACGGCGGTGAACCATGTGTCCAACACGGCCCGCAACTACGTCTGGGACGCGAACAGTGACGTGATCACCGCCCGCATCTGGACTTCCACGCTGGACGGGCGGACCTCCGCTGTTTGTCGCGCCCGGGACGGCCACGGGGCTCCGGTTGGGGACAACCCGCTGCCGGAGGGCGTCCCGCCGCTCAAGCCCGCGAACGCGAAGCCGCCCGCTCACATCAACTGCCGGTCCGTCATGGTGGCGTACATCGACGGGGTTGGGCTGGTGGGGCAGCGCCCGACCGTGGTGGACACCCGAACGCCCAAGGGACGTGAGGTGGACTTCCGGGCGGAAGCGAAGGCCCGGGGTGTGTCCATTCAGGACGTTCGGAAGGAATGGGCGGAGCGGAACGTGGGCCGGGTTCCCGCCGCAACCACATATCAGGACTTCTTGTCACGTCAGTCCGCGTCCTTCCAGGATGAGGTCCTGGGCAAGACCAAGGGGGCCTTGTTCCGCAAGGGCGGGCTGACCGTGGACAACTTCGTGGACCGGGCCGGGAATGAGCTGACGCTGGAACAGCTGGCCGCTACCCGTCCGGAAGCCTTCCGCAAGGCAGGCCTTGACCCTGAAAAGTTCTGAGGCTACAATATGACGGTGCGTGACGCACAACACTGGCGGGTGATCCGCTGATACTTGAGGACAACATCATGGAATTTGAATTCACTCCGGTCGAAACCATCGACAAGGTCCCGGAGCAGTTCCGGGGCATCTACAAACAAAGCGATGACGGCAAGTTCGTGCCGGACGAAGCCTACAAGGGCATTGTGGAGGCTGTGACCGGCCTGAACCGCTCCCTGAAGGCCGCACGCGCTGAAGCGAAGGCGAAAACCCCGGTGGACCTGAGCCCGCTGGCCGACTTCGGCAAGACCCCGGAGGAAATCAAGGCCGGTATCAGCAACAAGATCAAGGAACTCCAGGACCAATTGGCCGCTGGTGGCGAAGCGAAGCTGAACCTGGACAAGGTCCGCTCCGATCTGGCCGCAGCCCACGCCAAGGACCTCGAAAAGACCAACGCCCGCACCACCGCCCTCCAGAACCAACTGTATGGGCTGCTGGTGGAGAACTCGGCAACCACCGCCGTGGCTGAAATGAAGGGCGTCCCGGAACTCCTCCTGCCCTTCATCAAGAACCAGGTGAAGGTGGTGGAGCAGGACGGTGAATTCAAGGTGTTTGTGGTGGACGGAGCCGGTGACCAACGCTACTCGGGTGTGACCGGCCAACCGATGACCATCAAGGAGCTGGTGGCGGAGATGAAGGCCAACGAAAAGTATGGCCGCTTGTTCGAGTCGGAAGCCCCGGCGGGCGGTGGTATGCCGCCCCGTGGCGCCGCTCAACCTCCGCGCCAGCAGGGCAAGGTCCTCAGCGCCAACGAGAAGATTGCCGCAGGCCTGGCCAAGGGCAACTTCCGCCGGGGCCGCTGATCCCACGAGGGAAGCCGGAACGCGCCCCGGCTTCCCTTGTCAGAAAATTGGCGCTATACTTCCGACACTTTTGGTGAAAAGCCAAATGCGAGGGCCAGCAGGAGTGATTCCGGGGCCGCAGCGAACTCCGCGTGACGCGGGACTGGGCTGAAACCTACTGAATCAACAACCTTACCTTTGGAGAAACCATCATGGCTTCCGTGACCCTTGCAGAATCGGCCAAACTGGCCCAAGACGAACTGGTTGCTGGTGTGATCGAGAACATCATCACCGTCAACCGCATGTTCGATGTCCTCCCCTTCGACGGCATCGAAGGCAACAGCCTGGCCTACAACCGTGAGAACGTCCTCGGTGACGTGATCATGGCTGGTGTCGGCACGACCTTCTCTGGTGCCTCCGCCGGCAAGGCCGCTGCGACCTTCACCAAGGTCAACTCGAACCTGACCACCATCATGGGTGATGCCGAAGTGAACGGCCTGATCCAGGCCACCCGCTCGGGCGATGGCAACGACCAGACCGCCACCCAGATCGCATCCAAGGCGAAGTCCGCTGGCCGCAAGTTCCAGGACCAGCTGATCAACGGCACCGGCACCGGCAACGAGTTCGCGGGCCTGATCCAGCTGTGCGCCTCCGGCCAGAAGGCCGCAACGGGTGCCAACGGTTCGCAGCTGTCCTTCGCCATCCTGGACGAACTCCTGGACCTGGTGGTTGACAAGGACGGTGAGGTGGACTACATCACCATGCCCGCCCGTACCCTGCGCAGCTACAAAGCCCTGCTGCGCGCCCTGGGCGGTGCCTCGGTGAACGAAGTGGTTGAGCTGCCCAGCGGTGCGGAAGTCCCGGCCTACAGCATGGTGCCGATCTTCCGCAACGACTACATCCCGGTCAACCAGACCAAGGGCACCGGCACCGGCGCAACCACGATCTTCGCGGGCACGCTGGATGACGGCTCTCGCACCCACGGCATCGCCGGTCTGACCGCCGCGAACGCCGCCGGCATCCAAGTTGTGGATGTGGGTGAAGCGGAGAACGCTGACGAGCACATCTGGCGCGTCAAGTGGTACTGCGGCCTGGCGCTGTTCAGCGAGAAGGGCCTTGCCGCTGCCGATGGCATCCTGAACTGATGCCTGGGTCCTCCTCCCGGAGGGCTTGAGCCTCAGCCGGAGGGCGGACGGGTCACTGAGACTTGTCCGCCCTTTTTTGCTTAACAACCTGGAGCACATACATGTCCACTGTCAAAACCACCTTTGTCCTCACCGGCCCCCTCGCAGGCCAAACCGTCAACCTGGGCAGCTTGCCTTACCGCTTCGCGGAGGGCCGCACCACCATCATCGCCCCGGTGGAGGAGATGCCCCTGCACGCCCAGTTCCTCGAACGCAACTGGCAGGCTTACCCGGAAGGACACGACGCCCTGAAGGAGACCAACGATGGCCAGCGTGATATTCAATCGGACCCCGCAGGGGCTTCGGGCGACCTACAGCCCAACGGGGAAGGGGCTGCGCCCGGTACAGACGCCGCTGCCAGCGAAGGCGATGCTGGCCCCGAAGCCGTCAACGAAGCCGGAGGACTGGAACCCGAAGGGGACGGACAAGCGCCGCAGCTGAACGAGAAGCTGCGCAAAGCCGTCCGGGGCCTGGACCCGGCTGACGACAGCCACTGGACGAAGGAAGGCAAGCCCGCGATGACCGCCGTTGAGAAGCTGTATGGCTCCTCCGGCCTGACCCGCGCTGACGTGGACGCCGCCGCCCCGGGCTTCACCCGGGAGAAGGCGAAAGCTGCTGTTTGATCAACCCAACCTCGAAGGAGCCTCATCATGAAAAAGTCCGGAACCACCGCAGCCACAGCCGCGAAGATGGCCGCAGCAACGAAGTCCGCCCGCTCGGGTCCCTCGAACAAGAACGTGGTGACTGGTGCGACCCGCAAGCCCGCGCCCAAGGGTCCGACCGCCCCGATCAAGGGCATGGACAAGGGCGGGGTGTAAAGTGCTCCCCCTTCCCGGACTGAGCACGCTCCAGCGCCACGCGCTGACGTTCCTCCTGGGCGTCCTGCTGCTCGCAGCGGTGGCCCTGGGGGGTTATCTGTACGGGACGGGGAAAACAGCGGAGAAGGCAGCGGAGCGGGAGCACACGCTGCTGTCTCAGCTCACCGAAGCCAACGAGAAGAACCGTGAACAGGAGAAGGCCCATGAACAGCGTGTCGCAGACCTCCGGGCGGAGTTTGCCCGCTCGAACGCGGAAGCCCGGGAACGGGATGCGCGCACTGTGGCTGACCTTCGCGCTGGCAATCAGCGGTTGCGCCTCCAAGTCACCTCTTGTCGTGCAGCCGAACCCGATACACCTGGAGGACCCGCCGCCGGAGCTGATGGAACCCGAACAGCCGAACTTGCGCCAGAGACTGCAGCAGCTCTCTGGTCCATCGCCGCTGACGGTGACCGCGCCATCCGAAAGCTCACCGCCCTCCAAGACTGGGCCCGAAGCGCAGTGACCCTGTGCGGAAGCCAAGGAGCTGAATGATGTACGTCCTGAGCAAGAAGTCCCTGGACCGCCTCACCGGAGTTCACCCGGACCTGGTGCGTGTCGTGAAGCGGGCTATTGAAATCACGCCCGTGGACTTCGCGGTGCTGGAGGGCGTCCGCTCGAAGTCCCGCCAGGAACAGCTGGTCAAGGCCGGAGCCTCCCAGACCATGAACAGCCGTCACCTCACGGGGCACGCGGTGGACCTGGGCGCATACGTCTCCGGCTCCGTCCGTTGGGACTGGCCGCTGTACTACAAGATTGCGGACGCCGTGAAGCAAGCCGCCGCTGAGTTGGGCGTCCCGATTGAATGGGGCGGAGACTGGCGGAAGTTCAAGGACGGCCCGCACTTCCAACTGCCTCACAAGGAGTACCCGGCATGAAACAAGTGCTTGTTGACAACTGGCGGAACGCCTGGAAGTGGTTGAGCGTTCAGCTGGCCGTCCTCCTGGTGGTTCTGGATGTCCTGGCGGAAAGCCTCCCGGCGGTGGCCGCTTACCTTCCCGAAGGTTGGGTGAAGTGGCTGGGCCTTGCGATCATCGTGGGACGGGTTCTGAACCAGACCCGCGCCGCCCAAGCGACCGGGAGCAACTGACATGGGCCTGACCGTTCAAGACAGCAACGGCTCCGTGGCGGGGGCGAACGCCTACATCACGGTGGAGGAGTTCAAGACCTACCACACGGACCGGGGCAACGCCTTCTCCTCCTTCACGGACCCGCAGATTGCGTCCGCGATCATCCGCGCCACCGACTACCTGGACCAGCGGTTCAACTTCGTGGGCAAGCGCCTACAAGGCCGGAACCAGTCCACGGAGTGGCCCCGGTATGACGCCTGGGATCGTGACGACTACGCCATCAATGGTATCCCCGGTGAGGTGAAGGAAGCCACGGCGGAGTACGCCCTGCGCGCACTGAGTGCCGCCCTGAATCCCGATCCGGAGCGGGACGGAACCGGGGCCGCTATCGCCGCGAAGTCCGAAAGCGTGGGCCCAATCAGTGAGTCCGTCACTTACGTCTCGGGCTCCGTGTTCACCATGCCCAAGTACCCGGCAGCGGACCAGCGCCTGATCAAGGCGGGCCTGACGCGGACCGGCGGAACGGTGCTGAGGGGCTGACAGCATGGCACGGTTTGACTCCGCTATCGCGCTGGCCAAGCGCCTGATCACGAAGAACGGTCAGGCCGTGACCCTGCGCACGTTCACCCAGGTCGAAGGGACGGACCCGAACAAGCCCTGGAAGCCCGGGGGCAAGGTTCAACAGGACCTTCCGGCGGTGGCCGTGTTCTTGGACTATGAACAGAAGTACGTGGACGGGGACACCGTGCGGATGGGTGATCAACGGGTGTTCATGCCCGCTTCGGGCCTGACCGCCGCGCCGGAGGTCGATGGCATGGTGCTCCGGGGTTCGGAGGAGTGGAAGATCATCACCATCAAGCCCTTGAACCCGAACGGTCAACAGATCATGTATGAATTGCAGGTGCGCCAATGACCCTTCCGACCTTCGACAGCGCACGTGACGAAATCCTTGGGCTGTTTCACACCTACTGGACCGCCCAGACGCCCGCGATCAACGACAGCAAGCCCGTTCACGTGGAGTGGCCCGGGATGGACTCCGGGAACCCTCCGCCCGCTTCGGAGCCCTGGGCACGGGTAACAATCCGCCACGGGGCTTCCCGCCAGCTGACGTTCGGACCCACGGGCCAGCGCCGCTTCCTCCGCCCCGGCTTGATCACTGTACAACTATTCACGCCCCTGTCCTCCGGCAACGGGTTGTCTTTTGCTGAAAAACTCGGGATAATCGCCCGGGACGCCTTTGAAGGGCGAAGCACGGACAGTGGCATTTGGTTCCGCAACGCCCGCCTCCAGGAAATCGGACCGGACGGGGAGTGGTACCAGATGAACCTGACTGTGGAGTTTCAATATGACGAGGTTCGATGAGAACCTCAACGCCCTTTGACTGGAGAAAATCATGGCAAACAAAATCGACTCGAATGTGACCGGCCTCCGCTATGCGGAGGAGGAAAGCATCAAGACCCTTCCCGCTTCGCCGGTCTGGCATCCCCTGGAGCCCAACAGCTACAAGGATTTTGGCGGTCAGACTACCCTGATGGCCCGCAATCCCATCAACGCTTCGCGCCAACGCAAGAAGGGCGTGATCACTGACCTGGACGCCTCCGGTGGCTTCGTCCAGGACCTGACCCAGAACAACCTGACCCGCCTCCTGCAGGGCTTCTTCTTCGCCGCGATCCGCGAAAAGCTGACCAACCGTCCGATGAACGGGACGGCCATCAACTTCTCCAGCGTCACCGGCTCCACCAAGACCTACGCACTGGCCTCCGGAAGTCTCGGCAGTCAAGCCGTGGCGGGCGACCTGGTGGTGCTGTCGGGCTTCTCGCAATCGGCCAACAACGGCCTGAAGAACGTGGCCAGCAGCACGGCCACCAACCTGGTGGTGACTCAGACGGCGGTGGACGAAACCCCGACCAGCTCCGCCAAGTTTCAGAAGGTGGGCGTGCAGCTGGGTTCCGCTGAATTCAACATCGACGTGTCCACGGCCAGCTACCCGCGCCTGACCCGCGTGTCGGGCACGAAGGACCTCACGACCCTGGGCCTGATCCCGGGCGAATGGGTGTTCATCGGCGGAGACGCCGCCGCAACGAAGTTCACCACCGCCGCCAACAACGGCTTCGCCCGCGTCCGCGCCGTCACTTCCACCTACCTGGAATTTGACAAGACCGCCGGGACGATGGTGAACGAAACCGGCACCGGCAAGACCATCCAGCTGTTCTTCGGCAACGTCCTGCGCAACGAGAAGGACCCGACCCTGATCAAGCAGCGCAGCTACCAGCTGGAGCGTACCCTGGGCCAGGACTCGAACGGCACCATGTCGGAGTACCTGCTGGGTGCGGTCCCGAACGAGCTGAGCATGTCGATCAAGCAGGCCGACAAGATCACTGTGGACATGTCCTTCGTGGCGGTGGATCACCAACAGCGCAGCGGAGCGGACGGCTTGAAGGCCGGCACCCGTCCGGAGAACGTGGACGCCCCCGCGTTCAATACCTCCTCGGACTTCAGCCGCATCAAAATGCACCTGATCACCGCCGGAACGACGAACCCCAACCCGCTGTTCGCCTTCCTGACGGAGCTGGAGCTGACGATCAACAACAACGTGTCGCCCACGAAGGCGGTGGCCGTCCTCGGAGCCTTCGACGTGACCGCAGGCACCTTCGAGGTGGGCGGCAACATCACCGCCTACTTCGCGGACATCGCCGCCGTCCAAGCCGTCCGCAACAACCAGGACGTGGCCCTGGACCTGGCGGTGGTGAAGGCGAACGCGGGCATGGTCTGGGACATCCCGCTCATCTCCTTGGGCGATGGACGCCTGAACGTGGAGCAGGACAACCCGATCACCCTGCCGCTGTCCGTGGAGGCTGCTGAGAGCACCTTTGGCTACACGCTACAGCTGAATGAATTCCCTTACCTTCCGACTGCCGCTGACGTATAATCAGAGGGGCGGGGCTCCGGCCCCGCTCCCTTGATCACACCATTTGGAGAAACAGAGAATGAGCCTGTACAAGCAGTTCAAGACCGACGAAGCCCTGGAAACAGACGGCATCTGGATCGAATACGGCACCACGGACGCGGGCCAACCGATCCGCATCAAGATTGCCCGCGCCGGTGGTCGCAACACCGCCTTCTCGAAGGCCCTGGAACGCGCCACCCGCCCGTACCGCAAGGCAATCCAGACCGGCACGCTGGACAACAAGACCGCCGACAACCTGTACAAGGACGTGTTCGCGGAAACCGTTGTGTTGGGCTGGGTCAACGTGGAGGACCAGGACGGCAAGGCGATGGAGTTCACGAAGGAGAACGTGGTCAAGCTGTTCAACGACCTTCCCGACCTGTTCAACGACCTCCGCGAACAAGCTGCCAACGTGGCGCTGTTCCGCGAAGAAGTCCTGGAGAATGACTTGGGAAACTCTGGCAAGTCCTCTGCTACGGGTTCGAGCAAGGGCCGGTAGAACAGAAGATCATCGAGCAGTGTATGCGGTTCGGGCTACCTCTACCCGACCGCATCCAGAATGCTCCGGAGCTGAACCTTGGGCTTGAGCTGTTCTACATCGGATTTTTGGAGTTGACGTCATGTAGGCAAGTGGGTATGGGCATCGGTCCGATCACCAACCTGTCCATGATGGACTACTGTGACAGGAACGGTATTGTGGGCGAGCAGCGGGAGGACTTCCTGTGGATACTCCCCCGGCTTGACCACAAGTACCTTGAGTGGAGCGCCGCCCGTGCCAAGTCTAAATGATTTCAGCCGCCGCATCACCGTTCGAGGACGCGGGATTGCGGAGAACACCGACCGATTGGTGCGCAAGGTTGCCCTTGCCGCAGACCAAGCCGTTGTGATGGGCACCCCGGTGGATACTGGGCGTGCCCGTTCCAACTGGATTGCTCAGATTGGTTCCGCTTCCTCCGGAACCATTGAGCCCTACGCGCCCGGAGAAGCCGGGAGCACCGCCGGGGCGAACTCCCAAGCCGCTATTGACCAAGCCGAAGCGGTCATCTCAGGGTACAATAATGGCCAGGAGATTCACATCACCAACAACCTCCCGTACATCCAACGCCTGAATGACGGGTACTCCGCCCAAGCCCCCGCGAACTTCGTGGAGCAGGCAGTGGCGGAGGCAGCGCAGGTTGTCCAGTTCGGGCGGATTGTTGACGGGGGCTGAGGATGGCTACTGAACGCATTGACATAGTCATCACTGAACGAGGTTCCCGGGTTGTTCAGCGGAACCTCCAGGACATCGGAGGGACGGCCCGGGCCGCTTCGGGCGGGGTTGACTTCTTGAAACGAGCACTGGCGGGCTTGGGTGCCGCGCTGTCCGTTCGGGAGCTGGTCCGACTTCTGGACACCTACACCAACCTGCAGAACCGCCTCCGCGCCACGGGCCTGGAGGGCCAGAAACTCGGGGCCGTGTACCAACAGTTGTTGGACGTGGCGAACTCCACCCGATCCTCCCTGGAGGGGACGGTTGAGATGTACAGCCGAATGGCGCTGGCCGCGAAGGAGTTGGGCGTCAGCCAGCAGGAGGTCATCAACTTCACCAAGTCCCTGAACCAGGCGGTGAGCCTGTCCGGGGCGTCTGCGACCGAAGCCCAAGCGGCAATGATTCAGCTGTCTCAGGGCCTTGCCTCCGGTCGATTGTCCGGGGACGAACTCCGAAGTGTGCTGGAACAGCTCCCGGTGGTGGCTGACGTCATCGCCAAGGAGTTGAAGGTCACGCGGGGCGAACTGAAGAAGATGGGGGAGGACGGCAAGATCACCGCTGACGTGGTGATGCGCGCCTTCCGGAACGCCAAGACCGAACTGGCGGACCGCTTCGGCAAGTCCGTTCCGACCATCAGCCAGTCCTTCCAGGTCCTGAAGAACAACGTCATCGACTTCGTTGGGCGTCTGGACACCGCCAGCGGCATCTCCGGGGTCCTCTCCCGGGGCCTCATGTTCCTGGCCAACAACCTGGACACCATCGCCAAGGTGGTTGCTTCCGTGGCCGTGGCCTTCGGAGTCTGGGTGGGCATCCCCGCGCTGGTGAACCTGATCACCGCTTCCGTGAACCGGCTCACCGCCGCGATCATGGCCAACCCCATCGGCTTCCTTGTTGTCGCCGCCACCGCCGCGATCACCGCCCTGACCCTGTTCCGGGACGAAATCAACATGGGGGTGGACGACATCACGACCTTGGGCGACATGATGCGTGCAGTCGGGGAGGTCATCGGGGCTACCTTCGGACGCATCTGGGAGTGGGCCCAACAGACCTTCGGACCGCTGGTGCGGTTGGTCCAGGACGTTGTTGGTGAGATGGACATCAGCTTCATCGGAGTCCTCCGCGCCGTTGCCCGCTACGTGGACGGTGTCGTGGGCTTCTGGTCCGGAGCCTTCAACGTCATCGTGGCGCTGTTCCGAACCCTTCCCGCCGTGATTGGGGACCTGGTCACCCAGGGCCTGAACGTGGTGCTGGACAAAATCGGGACCTTCGTGAACTCCGCCGGTCAGCTCCTGAGCACCGTGACGGAGTTCGCGGGCCTGGGCAAGATTGCCGCCGTGGACCTGAAGCTGACCAACGAGAACGCCGGAGCCGCCGCCCGTCTTGGGACCGACTTGGGCAACGCCTTCTCGGAGGGTTGGAACTCCTCGAACTTCGCCCGGAACGCGCTGGACGGACTTACCACGCGTGCCCAGGAAATCGCACGGGAGCGCACGAAGGAAGCGCCCGCCGTGGACCTATCCCAGGCCGGTCCCCGCACGGCTCCGCTGATGGACCCGGAGAAGCTGAAGAAGATGAAGGATGAGCTGGCCGGTGTCGTGGGCAAGTACGACAGCGTGTGGGCCGCTCAGGAGGAGGTCCGGAAATCCACCGACATCCTGAACAAGTCTGTTGCCGCCGGTCTGATCACTCGCAAACGCGCCAACGAGGTCATCGCGCTGATGAACCAACAGCTGCGCGACCAGTTGGACCCGCTGGGGGCCGTGAACCGCGAACTGACCGACCAGCAGCGCCTCCTCGGGTTGAATTCGGACGCCCGCGAAATCGAGACGCAGGTGATGACCATCGAGAAGGACTTGCGCCAGCAGGGCGTGAACCTGAACGAGAAGGAACTGGCGCAGCTCCGCGAACGCCTCACGCTCATCCAAGCGGAGACGAAGGCCGCTGAAGCCCGGAACCGGGTCATGGAAGCCGTCCTTGGGCCGCAGAAGGAGTTTGCCCAGGACCTCCAGGCCCTGAACGCCCTCCTGAAGTCCGGAGCGATCACCCAACAGCAGGCGAACGGATACATTGTTCAGTCGCAACAGGAACTGTTCGCAGGGACTTCCGCCGCCCAGGACGCCCTGGTGGCGAAGTACCAGCAAACCTTCGACCGCATCAAGCAGATGCGAGACGCGGACCTCATCAGCGAAACCCAAGCCAATCAGATGCGCCAGATGCAGGCGACTCAGATGGCCCGGGACCTGATGAACCTCCAGCTCCAGATGGCCCAGACCCGCCTTGAAATGGGTTCCGGGACCTGGGCGGACGCCGCGCTGGTGAGCCTGGGCAAGGTCCAGGAGGGCTTCACGACCTTCGAGGCCGGAGCCTCCCAGGCCATGGGCAACTTCTTCACGTCCTTCACGGACGGCTTCGCCAACTCGGTGGGCCGCGCCATCGTGTACTCGGAGGACCTGGGAGACGCCTTGGGCAACGTGGCCCGGGAAGCCGTGGCGGGGCTCATCTCCGCGCTGGTCAAGCTCGGGATTCAGTGGCTGGTGAACGCCGCCCTGGGTCAGACGCTGGCCGGAACTGCGCAGGCAACAACCGTTGCGATGTCCGCAGCTACGGGTACAGCGATTGCCGCCGCCTACGCTCCTGCTGCCGCTATGGCGTCCCTGGCGTCCTTCGGCGCCAACGCCGCGCCTGCCATGGCCGGTATCTCGGCAACGACCGCCCTGAGCGAGTCCCTGGCGCTGGCGTCCATGGTGGGCTTCAAGGACGGGGGCTACACGGGCGAAGGCGGAGTGAACCAAGTCATGGGCGTGGTCCACGGGAAGGAGTTTGTGATGAACGCCCAAGCGACCGCCGCGAACCGCCCCATGCTTGAAGCGATGAACCGGGGAGCCGTGGCCGTCTCGGGCGGAGGAACCGGCGGAGGAGCCCCCGTGAGCATCAGCATCGAGAACTACGGGACCAGCAAGGACTTCGAGGTGCAGCGCCTGAGCGAAGGGGACATCAGGATCATCGCCCGCGATGAGGCCAAGTCCGTCATCCGGAACGAAGCGCCCGCCGTCATCTCCGCCGAAATCAGCAACCCGAACAGCAGCGTGTCGAAGTCCCTGTCCAGGAACACGAACGCCCAACGGAGACGCTAATGGACAAGTTTCAAATCCCGCCCGACAGCGCGGGCTACTCGGTCACGGACGGCAAGGAGGTCATCGCCATTCAGCTGGACGGCGGTGCCGCCCGCTACCGCCGGGACATCCTCAACGCCAACTCGAAGGTCACTTGTCAGTGGTCCTTCGACCGCGATGAGTACCAGTACATGCGCTCATTCTACAAGACCGCAACCAGCAACGGCTCCCTTCCGTTCCTGATCGACCTGGCGCTGGACGAACCCACCCTGACGGAGCACCAAGCCTACTTCGTCCCCGGGTCCGTGATGCTCCGGGAGCAGCGGGGCCATCTGTACGTGGTGTCCGCCGAACTGGACGTGAAGCCCATCCCGCGTGACGCCGCCTATGACGAAGGAGTGGTGATGATCTGGAGCAACTACGCTCCGGAGCCCGCCGTGTTCCTGAACGCCCTGGAGCAACTGGTCAACGTGGACCTCCCGGAGGCAATGTAACATGAGCCGCTTCAGTGAGTTCTTCCTCAACTCCCGGTCCTCCGTGGTCCAGCTGGAACTGATCCAAATCAGCCACCCCAGCTTCTCGAAGGACTACCGCCTGGTGCGCAACGCGGTGAACGGGGTGACGGTGAACGGCTTGGGCCAGTACGGTCGAAACCTGTTCAACGTCTCCGCGTCCGACAACGTGGCTGGCTACTACATAAGCCATACGGGAACGCTGACGGCGGACCCCAACTACAACACCACGGGGTTCATTCCCGTTCTACCGGGCCAGACCTACTCTGCCAGCTACAACAACATGAGGTCCTTCTATGGACCCAACAAGCAATTTGTCACCGGAAACCCCCTGGGGAGCCCCGCAACCTTCACCGTTCCGGAGGGTTGCTATTGGGTTCGAGCTACGGTGTATGTGAGCTCTTGGTCCACGTTTGTGCTGGCGCAGGGCTCCTCCGCCGGGGACTTCACGCCCTGGGGTCAGGCCAGCTTCGACTACTACCCGATGAAGATTGAAAACAACGGAAGCCGGGATGACCTGGATCAATCCTTCACCTTCTCCTGGGGTGACTTGGGCGAAGTCCTGCCGACCGAACTGGACCGCGTGGCCAGATCCGGGGGCTTCGGGTTCAAGCCTCAAGTTGTGTACCACACCTACAGGTCTGACGACACGACCGCTTCGCTGTTTGGGCCCGTGGTCATGGAGGTTGAATCCTTCGCCTTCAACAGGGACGGCTCCACGTTCACGGCCAAGGCCCCTTCGCTGAACATCAACAAGACCGGGGAAATCTACACCCTGGAGCGGTTCCCGATGCTGCGAGGCTTCCTGTGAGCCTTGATTCCTTCTTTGATAGGCGGTACAATCGTGACACGTACAACTGTGCTCACTTTGCTGTGGAAGTGTGGGAAGCCCTGACTGGTCAGAATATCGCCCAGGAGCTGACCGGCTTCCTTCGGCCCGTTGCTGAACGAAGAACGGACCCCGGACTGCGCAGGACGTTCCGCAAGCTGACCGCTCCGGAGACGCCCTGCCTGGTCCTGATGCAGCGAAACCGGAGCACGCCGCACGTGGGGGTGTACGTTCGGGGGAACGTCATCCATATCCACGAGAACGGAGTTGAGTGCCTTCCCCCGGAGATTGCCACACGAGGGTTTGCCCGCATAGGATACTACACACCATGTTGAAACAAGTCACGCTTGCCCAAAACCCGCTGGAGCCGGACACCTGGACCCACCACGAGGTGGAGGACGTGCGGGACTTCCTGATGACGGAGTTCAGTGAGTGGCCGTCCTCCGCCCGCATCTACCATGAGCGGGTGAGCGAGCAGGACGATGTCACACCCGGGGACGAAGCCGGGATTGAGCGCCTGGGCAAACTCCCCGGGCCGTTCTACGTTGTGGTGTACCCGGCGGACCCCGTGACCATCATCATCGCGGTGGTGGCCGTTGTCGTGGTGGCCGCTGTGGTGCTCAAGCCCAGCATTCCGACTCCGACCCTGCGCAACACGCAGAACTCCTCCCCGAACAACGAGCTGTCCGACCGAACAAACAACCCGCGCCCCTTGGCCCGCATTCCGGACATCTTCGGCACGGTCCGATCCACTCCGGACCTTCTGGCCGTCCCGTACAAAGTGTACAAGGACCATGAGGAGGTGGAATATGCGTACATGTGTATTGGGCGGGGAAGCTATGACGTGAGCGACATCCGGGACGACAACACCCTGGTGGTGGACATCCCCGGAACGTCCGTGGAAGTCTATGGGCCCAACACCTCCCCGAACTCCGGCAGCGCCCCTCAGCTGCGCATCGGAACCGCGATCAACAAGCCCGTGTATGACGTGGCCCGCTCGAATGCGGTCAACGGTCAAGTCCTCCGACCTCCGAATGATCAAAGCATCCGGGGGGTCAACAACATCTACTTTCAGGGACCCAACCTCATCCGCACTTCCGCCTTCGACTTCACGGACAAGTTTGCCGCCGGTGACGTTCTGTACGTGACCGGAGCCGCCGTGTATCAGGCCTACATCAATCAGACCAAGACGTTGTACGCCTACAGCAACGGCTTCCGCTTCGTCATCCCCAACAGCACGCTTCCTTCGGAGTACGCCACCGGAGCGGAGATTCAGCTGACGGGTGCGCTGTTTTCCGTGACGGACCCGGACGGCTTCTGGTCCAGCAGCTATGACCTCAGCGGGGTGTACACCATTGCCTCGAAGTCTCTGGAGACGGTGACGGACCCCGAAGGAGGGGGCACGACCTACTATTGCCGCGTGGTCCTGAACTCCCCCGCCACGATCAACCCGCAGTGGAACAGCGTGGTTCAGGGGTCCTCCGCCTCCGTGGGCATTCGACTGTCCAGCGGAGCGGAGTTGTACAACCTCAACGGCACGTACACCGTCCTGTCCGTGGCGGACGACACGATCACGTTGTCCAACCCCGCCGCTGTGAACAGCTACTGGAGCAGCCTGAGCACCTCCCCGAACCTTAGCCCGACCTTGTACACCACGGGCTCGAAGTGGGTTGGGCCGTTTGTCCTAGACAAGACCAATACCAGCGTGGTGGTTGCAAACTTCGTGGCCACCAACGGTCTGTACAAGGATGACGGGAAGAACCAGGTGCGCTTCGACGTGACCTTGGAGCTGGAGATCACCCCGATCAACGCGGACGGCTCCGTGCGCGGGGCGGTTCAGACCGCCCAGGCAACGGTGGAGGGTTCCGCCACCTTCCGCAGCACGCGGGCCGTCACCCTGGAACTAGGTGTGAACAGCCCGGGCCGCGTGCGCGTAAGGGCACGCCGCGTGACGAACGCTGACCTGGCCTTCGAGGGTTCCGTGGTCGATGAGATCAAGTGGCGGGACGTGTACGCCTTCGCTCCGATTGGCGTGACGAACTTCGGGAACGTGACCACGGTCCAGGCCGTTACCTACGCAACCGCCGGAGCCCTGGCGCTGAAGGAGCGGAAGCTGAACATGCTGGTCACGCGCAAGTTGCCGGCCCGGGTGTCGGGTTCCAACTTCACTTCGGAGCTGTACCCCACAAACAAGGCGGAGGACATCCTGAGCTTTATCTGCCGGGACCCGTTCATTGGAAACCGCCGGGACTCCGAAGTTGACTATGACAACTTGTACAATACGCTGAGTGAGGTCCGAAGCTATTTTGGGGCTGCTTCAGCCGGGGAGTTCAGCTACACCTTCGACTCCGACAACCTGAGCTTCGAGGAGACGGCCCAGATCATCGCCAACGCTACCTTCTGCGTGGCCTATCGCCGGGGCTCCCTGATCAAGTTGAAGTTCGAGAAGGCGACCGACGATAGCATGCTGCTGTTCAACCACCGCAACAAGCTACCCGGCTCCGAACTGCGCACGGTCCGCTTCGGGAACCTGAACAACTACGATGGTGTGAGCCTCAGCTACGTCTCCCCGGATGACGATGCGTTGGTCACCTACTACATCCCGGAGAACCGCAGCGCGATCAACCCGCAGGAAATCGAGACGCTGGGCGTGCGCAACGGGCTCCAGGCCTACTTCCACGCCTGGAGGGCCTGGAACAAAATCCGCTACCAGAATATCATCAGCGAGTTTACCGCCACTCAGGAAGCGGACCTGCTGGTGCAGTCCGACCGCATACTCATCGCGGACAACACCCGGGGAACCACCCAGGACGGAGAAGTGGTTGGGCAGAACGTCCTTCAACTGGAGTTGTCGCAGCCGGTCCAGTTCACTTCCGGGGTCAATTACACCATCTTCCTCCAGCACACGGACGGGACGGTGGAAAGCCTGGGCGTGACTTCGACGGCGGACCCGTACAAGGTTGTTTTGGCTCAAGCGCCGCGCCTTCCGCTGGCGCTGGACCCCTCCCTTTATGCGCGCACCGGCTTTATACTTATTGGTGACGATGAGCCCAGGGGCAGCGCCTTCCTGCTGGTTGAGAAGGAACCGCAGACCAACTTCACGTCCACCGTCCGGGCCGTGAACTATGATGCCCGCTACTACGGGCAGGACAAAGACTTCATCAACGGCGTGGTGAACGCGAATGGCGTGCGCCTGTAAGCAAAGGAGAACGAAATGGCAGTGATCACGAAACAGGAACTTGAGGACGCATCGGTTGATGCATACTCCTTGGAGCGGATTGTCAACGGTTCCGCCACCGAAAACGGAACCGGCCTGGTCACTACCCGACTGGGACAGCAAGTTAAGACAGTAGCCAAGATTGCTTCTGAGTTGGCAACTCAGGACATCGGGGGGATGGCTGCTGCCCAAATAAATCAGCGAGTGGATGCTGTTCAGGCCGAACTGGACGCAGCCCCGATAGTGGCCCCGGGAAAAAACTTGCTGGACCACAGCGCCTCCTCGCTGGACACTATTCTCAACAGCGCCGGCAGTCTATCTACCCAGTCGGGTTGGGCCACTAGTTCGCATATTCCGGTGACCCCAAACACAACCCTGAGCGTAAACACTCAGCGGTTCTGTGCCGAGTACGATGCAAACAAGGTTTTCATTTCCGGGACCTTCTTTGATCCCGTATCCCCAGCAGCTCGGACATTCACGACCAACGCAAATACTCGGTTTTTGAGGGTCACTTACTCGAAAACCGCCAGCGTCCAGGTGGAGTACGGGAGCAGCGTCACGACCTACGAAGCGTACAAAGAACGCGTGAGGGCTCCGGACGGAGGCCCGCTGCTGGCAGACAATACGGAAAACGTGCACCCGTCCTTGGTGAACGTAGTTGCGGATATTGCGACCAACCGCCAATATGGGGAGGATACCTATTTCAAACAAAAAGACCTTAAACTGGAAACCTCGAACCTCATTAAGGCTTTCAACATAGGCTACATTCTGGGGGTGGGCGGAGCCCTGGCGGCACAGTCGGGTTGGAAAACTTCGGATTATGTGGCGGTAAGCCCCAGCACTTCCTACGCGATCAGCGTTGTACGGTTTTTGGCTTTTTATGATTCCAACAAGGTTCTTATTGGGACCCTGACAAGCCAAGACCCGCAAACGCAGTTGTCGGTTACTTCTCCATCAAACGCTGCCTTCATGAGGGTCACGGCGGGGGAGAACTCCTATCTGTACGCCAACCAAGGAACAACCCTGTCCGTTCCCGTGACTCACGTCCGGGCCTTTGAGCAGCTATTCCTTCCGGAGCTGAGGGCCAGTTTGAGGGCTTGGATGCGTTCGGAGTCCTACACGGTGACCTCCACCATAACCTACCGCCCGGACGGCAGGCCCGTCTCTCCTTTGAATATTGTCTGGCCCAACGGGGCTACTGGGACACTGTCCCTGACCTACAACACGGACGGTACAGTGTCTGAACTGACAGCAACGCACGTTCTCAACGGTTTGTCCACTACGATTAAACAGCCCGCCATCACGTACACCAACGGGCTTCCGTCTCAGATTCCGGCCATCACCATTTTCTAAACAGAACGAGGTCCACCATGTCTCTCTTGTCTCCCACCCGCATCAAAGCAATGCCCGTCAACGAGCGGATGCAGCTTGTGTCCACCGCGACTTCGGCGGTGTACACCAACCTGAACGTCGAAATTCAAAAAGACCTCACCCTGGTGGTTGTCAACTCGAACTCCAACACGGACTACGCCGGGGCCACCCTTTCCCTTACCGGGACCAAGCTGAATAACGCGGGAGGTTTTTGGTTCACCTCCGCCCTCTCCCCTATTCAGGGGGGGGAACTGACCAACAACGTGCTGTCTCTCAAGCGTGGAACCACCACCCTGAAGGTATCTTCGGTCAACCTGTCGGAGTACAAAACCATCCGCCTGGACGTTACTGGCACGGCAGACTCCACCGTGAACGTCTATGCTATCTGGGACGATGCTGCCCCCCTGGGCGATTGGATCACAGTTAGCGCCTCCGCTCCTCTGTCCAAGTTCAAAACCACCGAAAAGAACTGGAAATTGACCATCATCCCCAAAGGGGTCGATGACAACAACTTGGTCCGCGTGTACACTACGAAAAACGGCGGGGTGTGGTCCAGCTCCGACCTTCTGTCCAAATACCCGCTGACGCAGGTGGACAACTACGTGTACATCACCACCCCCACTGAAATCTACCTCAACAACATCTACCAACTGGCGGAAGTTCTGCTCATCGTGAGCTGCACAGGCACTGCGACCGCTGCCGTCAAGGTTGAGTCTCCGGACGAACCCGTGGATGCGTCGGAGTTCTACAAAAAGCTGTTCACCACTGCGGTGAACAGCGGTTCCGCTTACAATTTCGTTCCCGACCTGCGGGCAACCCACGTCCTGTGCCGGATTGACAGCACTCTGGTTTCTGGCGGGTCCGCCGTGGTCCACCTATACCCGCGAAGCACTGACAATCTGTCTTTGTCTGCGTTGTTCAATGAGCCCGGGTCCTCCTCAGCTCCGTCCAACTCCGTCAGTATCACCACGAGCGACACACGCTACCTCTACCTGCCCCGGACCGTCCAGCTGGGCAAGGTTCACGCGGATTGCGTCATGACCGGCACCGGGAACTCGGTGCGGGTTTCGATGGCCAACTATTTTGGCGAACTGCCCAAGGCGGCGGAAGCTGCTGCCGGTGCTGTGACCTCCAACCTCTACTCGGGGGAGGGCTTCAGCGTCGATCGGCACGCAACTGCCCGGCAGTTTGCTGCTTACGAAAACTGGACGGCCAGCGTCAGTTTGTCGGACGTGCTCACCGTGTCGGTCGGCTCCAACTCCGCTCAAGTCTCACTTTCCGCTCTCCCGGGTTGGAAGTCGGGCGACACCATTGGCGCCATGGGCTTCATTCCCTACCGCCAGGGCGGCCCAACTGCCGCCAACTACAGCCGCGAAACCGCCATGCGGCTGTGTTTCTTCACGCGACTGGGCAACATTTACCACAACTACCCGGCTGCAGCTTCGGACGATTCGACCACTTCGGGGGGCATGGGGGCCTTCGACCTGTCTGCGGTCTATGAGCCCGTGGTATGGTCTGGCGGCACCGTGCTCTCGTCTGAGCGCATCCCGTCGAACAACCCCGCGTTGACGGCGGATGAGAAAAAGCTGTACCGCTACGAACCTGGTTTGCCTTCCTGGAACTACAACCAACACACGAACAACGTGGGCGGCCTGAAGGCGGACGGTTCCGCATATGGCGGTGGCGGACTGCCCCCGGTGATGGACAAAAACGGACTCAAGCTGATCCGGATGGTCCACCCGTTCGAGTTCGGAACCAATCCACAAGACGCATCCAAGCCCTACCAAATGTCGGGCTACCTGTCCAACCCCTTCTCGGTGAAGCCCAAGTGTACCATCTACACCCCCTACAACGGCCTCAACGTCTGCAAAAACGTAGTCTTGGGGACAACTGACGGCGGACGTATCTGGGTGGTCCTCCACGAGTTGGGCTGCAACTCCGTCCAGGCCATCTGCGGCAACAATTTCGATTACTCCGCCGTTGGTGCTTACACGTCGGGCGCATTGTCAGTCGTGAAGCGCACCTACATTTATCCGACCTCCTCGGTGAAGGACCCGGTCAATTGCTTCCAGTACGCCGATCCTATCAGCGTCACCGCGATCACGACCACCGGCGGCAAGGCTTCCGTCACTACCTCTACCCCCCACGGATTCACCACGGGCGACCTGATCTGTTTCAAGAAAAACAGCTCAGGCAATTACGACTTCCTGGAGAACAGCGTCACGGTCGGCAATGCCGCCGCCTTCTCCAGCAACAGTGCGGGTGATGGCCGCTTCTACCGCGTGAAGGTCACAAGCACCACCACGTTCGAGTTGCTCCAAAACTACAACGGGGTGGACGAGAAAATCGCCACCCATCACATCCATAGTAGCAACCCGGCGAAGGACGGCACCTTGATTTGCTGCGGGGAGAAGTACCCGGCGGGTTGGATCCTGTTTGTGCGTATCCCCCAAATTGATGATTTTGAATATTTCTACATCTACCAGTACCGCATTTCAAACCGTTATATTTTCCGGCTGAACAGCTCCGAAACGGCCATGCAGCGGGCGGTGGGTATGGTTTGGAGGGACGACCAAGAACAGACATTCTTGTTTGCTTCCGATGAGCAAAACATTGCCCCCCGGCCCGTGACTATTCCGGGACGGGATGCCGCTGCAGTCCCCAGTCGCAATACCGCTGGAGTGTTCTTGGGCAAAATGGCGGACATTGACGACATCACCAAAGCCTACGTGGTCTGCGAAATGGAGGAAGCCTCCCTGGGCCTCATAAATGCTCAAAACATGTTTGTAGTTGTCGGGATGTCTCGCAAAACCTACCTGTCTGCAGACGGAAAGAACTGGGTCAGCTTCCCGCTCATCTGCCAATACGTGGGGGAAAGCAACGGAGCCCTGTATCTTCGGGCAGACACCTACGTGTACCGCGTGACGAAAACTTGAGAACGGTAGAAGGCGGAGCGGAGGGGCTCCGCCTTCCCCAAAGGAGGGGTGACGTTATACAATACCGGAACTTTTGAAACGGAGAATCACCCCATGTCCCTTACGCCCAAGGAAATCGAGGAGCTGGCCGTGTCCGCCGCGACACGTGCAGCCAAAGCCGAAGTTGAAGAAGCAGCGGAACGCGCCGCTGAAGCCGCCGCCCGAAAGGTGACGCTGACCCCGGACGAAGTGAGTCACATGGTGGCCGAAGCCGTCCGACAGACCCTGATCCAGATGGGCATTGACATGTCCGACCCGCTGGCGATGCAGCGGGACTTCCAGCACCTTCGTCAATGGCGGGAGTCCGGGGAGGACCTGAAGAAGAAGGGCACCGTGGCCCTCCTCGGCATCTTCCTCTCGGGCCTAGGCACGCTGGTCCTCCTGGGCCTGAAGGAGTTTCTGAGCAAGGCCCCCTGAGCTGCGCTTACCTTCGACCGCGTGCGCTTACCTTCGGAGCTATCCCAAGCGCACGTAAGTTCCAGCCCCCGTGGGAATTACTTACCTTACTTGGGATACTTACCTTGAAATGCGGTTCGCCCGATAAATCGGCGGGAGGCCCAGGGAAATCCTCCTGGGGCTTTCAAGGTAAGTAAGGTAAGTAAGTTAAGTAATAATAATAATAAATATATATAAGTCTATGATTTTATGGAACTTCTGTGCGCTTACCTTTACAAGAAACTGACTGGTCGAAGGTAAGCGCAACGCTGTGTTTCTGGGCGTAAGGTAAGCGCAAGTGTTCGGGCTTCCCTCGGAAGTCTCCCCGGGCTATACTTCTTCAGCCGAACCGAAACGCATTCAGAAAAGGAGTCCACGCGTGGAATATCAGTTCAAGACCGCCCCCTTCAACCACCAGAAGGAGGAGTGGGAGCGCAGCCGGGAGGAAATCGCCCGGGGCATCTTCTGGGAACAGGGCACCGGGAAGTCCAAGCTGACCATCGACACCGCCTGCTGGCTGTGGCGCCGGGGCCTCATCGACGGGGTGCTGGTGGTCGCACCGAACGGGGTGCACCGCAACTGGACTGAGAAGGAAATCCCGGATCACATACCGGACGAGGTGATTGGGCACGTCCGCGCCTTCCATTACCAGTCCCCCCGGGCGGACACGAAGTGGCACAAGCAGGCGGTCAAGGCCGTCATTGAGCACAAGGGCTTCGCGTGGCTGACCATCAGCTATGACGCCTTCACAACCGCCGCCGGGAAGCGTGCGCTGATCGACTTCTTCGACAAGCGCCGCCTCCTGTACGTCCTGGATGAGGCCCACTACATCAAGACCCCAACGGCGGAGCGCACCAAGTCCATCCTCCGCTCCGCGAAGTACGCCCCCTTCAGACGCATCCTGACCGGGACCCCGATTGCGCAGGGTCCCTTCGACGCCTACAGCCAGATCAAGTTCCTGTATGACGACTACTGGAAGAAGGCCGGGTTGGGCACCTTCACGGAGTTCAAGGCCCACTTCGGGGTGTTCGAGAAGGTCTGGAACCCGAACGTCACCCGCTCCTTCGACCCGGTGAAGCAACGCTGGGTGGACAGTGACGGCTCATACGTGGACGTGCTCAAGGGCTACCGCCGCCTGGACGAACTGAACGCCCTCCTGCAGCCCGTCTCCTCCCGCGTGACGAAGGATGACGTGCTGGACCTCCCGCCCAAGCTGTACAGCAAGCGCCCGTTCCCGATGACGGAGGAGCAGCGGAAGCTGTACCGCCAGATGAAGGATGAATTCATCGTCTGGCTTGAGCTGGGCGGAGCGGAGAAGGAAGCCGCCGCCCTTCAGGGTTCCCTGCCGCTGGAGGACGCCTGCCCGACTTGTCACGGCAAGCGGGAGTTGGAGGTGGACGGCTACATCTACCCGTGCCCCGACTGCGCGGACACTCCGGACCTTGGGCAGAACGGCACCACCCCCGTCATCGCCGCGCTGGCCATGACCCGGCTCCTCCGCCTTCAGCAGATCACCTGTGGGTATCTGCCCACGGACGATGAAAGTGAGCCCATGTACGTCATCCCGGGGACGAACCGCCGCCGGGAGCTGCTTTGCGACCTGGTTGAAGAAGCGCAGCACAAGGTTATTGTCTGGGCCCGGTTCCAGCTGGACATCACGCTCATCCTGGAGGAGCTGCGCCGCCGGGGCATCCGCGCCGTCCGCTATGACGGCCAGGTGAACGATGACGAACGGGCGGAGGCCAAAGCCCTGTTCCAAGGGGAGCGGACGCTGTATGACGGAGCGCAGGTGATTGGGCGGGAAGCCGTCCCGCCGGAGGAGCAGGCCAAGGTGTTCGTGGGCAACCCCGCCGCCGGGGCTACGGGCCTGACATTGACTGCCGCCAAGACCGTCATTTATTATTCCAACAGCTTCAAGTTGATCGACCGCCTACAATCGGAGGACCGCGCCCACCGCATCGGTCAGGACAACAGCGTGCTGTACATCGACCTGGTGGCGGAGGACTCCGTGGATGAGAAGGTTGTCGAAGCCTTGAGAAACAAGTTCAATGTGGCGTCCCAGATCACTGGCGACCGCCTGAAGGAATGGCTATGAGTAAAGTGTTTGTTGTACAGAATCAACACCGTTGGGACCGCGACAAGCAGCGGTTCGAGCCCAAATTTGATCTAACCCCGGCGGGGGAGTTCGGTGAGCTGGTGTATCTGCTCAGCCCAACCGCCGCGCCCTTCCGCCCGGAACCGATCATTCAGGAGCTGCGGGAGAAGCTGAAGGACTACCGGGAAGGGGACCACCTCCTGCTGGTGGGCAATCCGGTCCTCATCGGCTTCGCCGTCACGGTGGCCGCAGCCGCGAACGGGGGCCGCGTCTCCCTCCTTCAGTGGAGCGGGAAGGACCAACGCTACATCGCAGTGGAGGCCCAAAAACTCACTTCTTGAGGGGCTTTCCTTCTATACTTTTTCACCCTATACTTTCCTCACTCAGTTCAGAAAAGGAGTCTCATCAGTGACACGCGAAACCTGCCCTTGTCCGGTCTGCTCAGGCACCGGACGCCTCCCCGCCGGGGACTACCGCTACAAGGCGGTCACGGCGGGCTATGACCCGGAAACCGACACGCTGCCCTGCCGCAACTGCGGGGGCCAGACGATGTACGGACAGCCCACGGGTCAGTCCTTCCTCCGCGATGATGGGACGCCCTGCACCCACGAGTACACGACCACCAACCTGGGGCGTTGTTACAACCGTTACACCTGCAAGCACTGCGGGTATTCCTACAGCATCGACAGCGGAGATTGATCATGACCGACACCAGCGCATACCTTGAATTTGTTCAACCGCAAGCCTCCGGCTCCGGTGAACTCTCACAACTGTCCCTCCTCGCAGAGCAGCAGGCCGCAGCCGCCTCGAAGGTGGCGGACCTCGAAGCCCAGCTCAACGCCGCCCGGGAGGAGCTGAAGGACATCGCGGAACGTCAGGTGCCCGAACTGATGGACCAGATTGGCGTGGCGGAGTTCAAGACCGCCTCCGGCCTGAAGATCAAGATTGACGAAACCATCCGCGCCTCTATCCCGAAGGCGAAGGCCCCGCTGGCCTTCGCGTGGCTCAAGGCGAACGGTCACGGCGGGCTGATCAAGCGTGTCGTGGCGGTTCAGTTTGGCAAGGGTGAGGACGAAAAGGCCGAAGCCCTCCACCGCCAGCTTGAGGAGCAGTACCCCGTGGAGGACAGCGCCGCCGTCCACCCCTCCACCCTGGCCGCTTTCGTCCGGGAGAAGCTGCGGGACGGTGAAGAACTCCCCCTGGACCTGTTCGGTGTCCACCGCCAACGCGTGGCCAAGATCGAGGT